TTGACGCAGCGATGGCGGCAAGCCCCGCGCTCAGGGAGGCCATGCGCAAGCGGCTGGAGCGGGCAGAGAGGGCGGCGGTGAAGTGAGACCTGAATTGAGACCGGCCCGCTTTCGCTTCGCAAGTCGTTGATCCATCGTGTTGAGACTGGCCGATTTGAGACAATCACACGCAAGTCGTTGCGGCGCAAGGCGGAAGTCATAATGTTTATTGTGCGTCATTGAACGCCAAAAGCCCCCCTCTCGCAGCCACCAGGGGGCGCCGGCGGCAAGGCCCGAACTGCGCCAAGCCGGGATCGTCCAGCCCCAACCGCGACCGCGGCGGGAGGGGTGCATATCCCTCTCTGCAGGTCTTATGCGCCCCCCGTTCCTATCGTTCCCATGCCCTTCCTCCTTCCCCTTCCTTATTGCCACCCACCTGCCATATCCCCTTTTTGGGTCCCCTTTGATCGGCGTTGGACCCCCGCCCCCGGTTCGACGCTGGCCGTGTTTCTTTTGGCGTGGCGGGGTTTTCTTGGCCTAGAAGGTATCTCGGTAGCCTTTTTGGGGTCGCGGGCCTTCTAGGCCATCTGCTGTGCCCATATCCCATTTTTGACCCCTTTTCCTGCCCGTTCTGCGTTCTGTTCTGAAATGCGCCCACCGAGAACGTGATGTTCTGGAAATTGGGTATGTTCTGTTCTGCTTCTCCCCTTTCCATGGGGAAAGCAGAACACCAATTCCAGAACACTCTCGTTCTGACGTTCCAGAACACCAATTATAGAACACCAGAACATCCTTGACAGACTTGCGTTGTCATATACCCCCAAAGTCACCATGAGTTTGAAGGCAATGAAGGCCGAGGCGGCCAATATGCCGCCCCTTTTCCACAACGATCCGGACGCCCTCCTTTTTGACATAAACCAAAGCGAGGTCGTCAAATGGTTGGTCGCGCAGCCCGGGATGAAGCTGTACGTCTTTGAGCGTGCGAAGGACACTGGGGCGATTGTCTTCGACCGCGAGACGAGGAAGTGGCGGGGTGCGTCGGTCCCGTAGGGCCTAGGATGCCGGCGCCTCAAGATCATTTCCGGCGCCGTCCAGGAACGTCATGTCGTACACCGTCGCCTTCTTCGTCGTGCACCTTGCGCAGGTCATGAGGACTGTCCTTGTCCCCACCGGGTCGATGTTCGACTTCGCGCGCTCCATCTGGGCGAGCAGGCGACGCACCTGATCGTTATCCCGCCTGCCATCATGCCTTGAGCCAATACCTCGGCCTGCCGCGATCGTCCTTCGACACCCCGAGCGCCCCGGCCTGAACCGCGTCGTCGATCACGCTGTAGAAGGCGCTGACGCCTATGGGCTTCATGTCCCTGGCCACGGCGTGGATGCGTCGGAACCCGGTTGCAGCCTCCTCGGCCTTCGGGAAGGCGTCCTTGTAGGTGGCGAAGGAGAACTGCCGCGGCGCGCCCGCACCCTTGCCGGCGCCGGCCTTTGTGGTCTCCTCTGCGTCGGGGGTGCGCGGCTCCCAGAAGATCGCCCGAAGGCGCTTCTTCCTGCCCGGCAGCTCGATCAGCTCCTCCGAGTGCTTAAGGTAGATGGAGGTCACTATCTCGTCCCTGACGCCGGCCCCCTGGGGGACCTCGCGCGTGACCCCCGCCCTGTTGCCGCGCTTGGCGAGGACAAGCGTGAACTCCCCCTTCTGTCCCGCCGCCCGCAGGCTCATTATCGCCCGGGCCCAGTTGATGATCTCTGCGCCCCCAGCCATGTCGTACATGACCTCGTGCCAGAGGCGCTCGGCCCTCTCCTTGCCGGTCGCGGGCTTGGTCGTATGGTGGACGAGGACGAAGGCGAAGCTCGCCGGCTCATTCAGGCTGTTGAGTCCCGCCCGCAGGAAATCCCCGAGATCCCGACCGTCCGTCACGTCCCCCTCGATGTACGCCTGGAGGGGGTTCACCCACACGAGGTCCGGCTTGTGGCGGGCGATCAATCTCCTCAGGGCGTCGATGAACGAATGCCCGCGCCTCACCCGCTCCGTGACGATGAGGACCCTCTCCTCCACCAGCGCCTCCTCCGCCGGGGAGAGATGCATCATGTGGCGAAGGGACTCCCATACCTCGCCGATGTCCCCGTCCGAGTCCTCGGCCTGCACGACGAGCGAGCGCAGGGGGCCGTTGGGCCGTATCCCCATGAAGGGTCGGCCAAGGGCGTAGCACACGGCCTGCTGGAGGGCGATCGACGACTTGCCCATCCCCGACGTGCTGGAGAGCACCATCCCGTCCCCGCGGTTGAGATACCGGTCGCCAAGGAGGACGGACTTGTCGGCCGGGTCCGGGACCCCGAACCTCGGGAGCGGGGTGGCGGGGTATTCCTCATTTCGGCTGCGAAGGGCCTCGATCCTCGAGGCGACCCCGCGAAGCGCGCCGTCAGGGCATTTCGAGAGCTCCAGGCCAAGCCTCTCCTTCTCGGCCGCGGCCCAGCGCCCGTCGACCTCCGCGTACCACTCCTTGAAGCCGAGCCCGAGCCCGCCCGACACCTGGACGCGCAGGATGTCGTCCGCCGTGAGCCCGGTGGCCTTCTCGAACGCCGCCTCGTCGGCCGAGAACCGAAGCCCGGCCTGCATCGCCTTCCAGATGGACCTCGCGTGCGGGTCATGGAACGCCTCGAGCGGCAGGTGCCGCGCCCTCGGCCAGAAGTTGCCCTCGATGTCGGTCATGCAGGACGAGACGAGCCTCTGCTCGGCGCCCGACCCTTGCGGCGCATCCCCCGCCCCGTTCCTCCCGTGCACCGCCGGGACGTGCACGGCCCCCTCCTCCGGGAACGCCTCCGCTATCTCCTGCGGCGTCGGCTCCTGCGGCACCTTCACCACCGCCTTCGCCGGGGCCGGCGCGGCCTGCGGGGGGTCGTCAGGGTCGAGCTCGATCATGTGAACATTTCCTGCTGCGAGAGCGCGTTCTTCATGTTGAGGCACGCTTGCTCAAAATAGCTTTTTTTGAGTTCCGAGCCCACGAATTTGCGCCCGAGTTTCAGCGCGCCGTATCCCTCGCTACCGATCCCGGCAAACGGAGAATATACGAGGTCGCCCGGATTGCTCCAAAGCGTCACGGCGCGGTCAATCACGTCCAGCTGCAGCGGGCATATGTGGCGCTCGTCGGCCTGCTCCCGCGCCCCCTCTCCGTTCAGGACGCGCCCTTGGTCCACCGTCATCCAGACGGGCGATGCCACCTCCTGCCACCAATCGACAGGGAATTGCGACGGGTCCTTTGTGACGGGTCTCGGGTTCTCCCCGGGCTTGCGGAACACAAGGAGATAGTCCGGCGCCCCCACCCGTGAGTCCGTCGAATCGGCTTTCAGGGTCTTGAACAGGAGTCCGTGCGCCTTGGTGCGCTGCATCTCGGTCACGGGCGACTTCCATATCGTGATCCGGGAGTGAAAGAGGAATCCCTTGCGCCAGAAGGCGCGCACGATCTCGCCCGGGAAGTCCTGGAACTGGATCTTGCCATGCTTCCACTTGGTCGAGAGGAGGTCCACGCAGTGGACGGCAATCTCGCGGCCCGGCACGCAGATGCGGGCCATCTCGGCAACGAGGAGTTCAAAGTGCTGGGTGAACTCGTCCAGCCCGGCGCAGTTGCCCATGTCCTGCAGGTCGTCCGAATAGACGAACAGGTCTGGGAATGGAGGGGAGAAGATCGTGAAGTCGATCGACTCGTCGGGGATCGTGCGGGCGAACCGCACGCAGTCGGCGTGCGCCATCTTCCACCCCGGCGCCTCAGCAATGCCTATCGCTGTGTTGACTGACAGTTCCTTGATACGGTTCTCGGCGAATACCGCGGACGCCTTTTTCATTTCAGTCTGCATATTCTTGTGCTGTTCGATCTTGCGCTCGATGGAGCGCGTTATGGCCCCCTCGGTTTGGGCCTGTATTATGTGGGCGTGCACCGGGCGCTTCTGGCCGAAGCGGTAGCACCGGCGAAGGGCTTGGTAGAGGTCCTCGAACGAATAGGAGAGCCCGACAAAAGCCATGTGGGAGCAGCATTGCAGGTTTAGCCCATACCCGGCGATCGACGGCTTGGAAACGAGTACGCGAATCGACCCATCGAGGAATCCATCGACGGCATGCTCCTTCTTGTTCGCCGTGTCGCTCCCTCGCACCTCGACCGCCTCCGGCATGAGCGCGGCCAATTTGTCGGCCTCGTCATTCGTGTTGCACCAAACGAGCCACTGTTCGCATGGCTTCGATGCTACGAGTTCGGACACCCGTTTGGCGCGAGCCTCGCTGGTGGCCCGCATCTCCTTGTGCATGGTCGTGGCCGATAGGGTCGCGTGGCGGAACAGCTCGTCCCCTGCGTTCGTGCTCTCATCGACGTGCACGATCTCGGGGTGCATTGCGAGTGGCGGCAGTTCGTATCCCTCGTCCGGGAAGCCTATGTCGGACGGACGCGAGACGCAGCACGCCCACGACGCCACCCATTCCCAGAACTTGCCCTCGGCGTGCTTCTTTAGCCGCCAGTCGCCCGTGTTGAACGTGTCGTTAACGAAGAAGGTCGCAAGCATCTGTGCGGGCGTGCATATCCCAAGGAAGTCCGCGTGCTGGCCAAACTCCGTGTAATCGTTCGGGCTGGGGGTGGCCGTGCAGCAAAGGCGGTAGGGGGTGCGCGAGAACAGCCGGGTCAACTCCTGGCGGGTCTTTCCGGTGAAGGATTTCAGGATGGACGACTCATCGAGGACGACCCCCGCAAACTCGTCGGCGTCAAAGTGCTCCAATTTCTCGTAGTTGGTTATCCATATGCCCGGCCCCTTCACCCCCGACTGGTCTGCCGCAACCTTCGCTTTGAGGCCGAATTTAGCGGCCTCCGCGGCGGTCTGGTGCGCCACCGAGAGCGGCGTCAGTATCAGGACGGGAGATTTCGTGTGCGCCGCGACTTGCCGCGCCCACTCTAGTTGCTGGAGCGTCTTGCCGAGCCCGCAGTCCTCGAAAAGGGCGGCGCAGCCGTTGCGGACAGCCCACCGGACGACCGATCTCTGCCAGTCGAAAAGCGATGCTTTTATGGGCAGCGGCTCGAAGCCGGACGCCACCCGACGCCTCGATTTAGAGGCTATGAAGGCGTCATAGTCCCGTGGCGCATCGTCGAGCTCGATCATAAAAAACGGTCCCCTGCCCCAAGGCAAAGCTCCGCGCACGAAGTCTTCTGGCGACGCGCCGAAGGCAGGGCCAAGGAGCAGGGGAGAATCATTAGAAGAAAGCGCGGGCGATATTGTGAGGCTGGAGGCCCGCGCTGATGCGACGAATGCAACGCGGACTTTTCCCCGTCAACGAAATTGTTGCACCCCGCGCGGAAAACATTCCGGCTTGACCAGCGTCGCCGCGTCGGCACAGTGGCCCGCATGTCCCCCCTCCTGCGCCGCCGCGAATGGACCAGCCGCTCGCCGATAGAGCTTGCGAAGTTCCGCAACCGGCTCGGGAGGAAGCTGCGAATCCGCCGCGAGAGCCGCGAGATAAGCCAGACGCAGCTTGCCGCGGCGATGGAGGTCTCGGTCAAGACGATCAACGGCATCGAGTGCGGGGAGAACCTGCCGTCGATGGGGCTGTACGCGAAGCTGTCCAAGTTCTTCGGCGCGGGGGAGCCGGGGCTGTGAAGCACACGTTCAAAGGCGGCATAACCGCGACCTCGAACGACGCTGCGGGCGATGCGTTCCTCGACGGGATGATGCGAGAATCCGAGATCGACCAAGCGCCGATGAGACGCATTGAGCAGGCGCTCGCAACCGCCGAGGCCGTCAGGCGCGACCGGGACGCCGGACTCTCCATAATCATTTCCCTCGTTAAGCACCAGGGGGGAGAGGCTTTCCTGCCGGACAGCGATCTAGTCATGACGCATCTGTGCAAGGAGGAACTGATCTCATACCGCGACGAGGTGCGCCAAGGAGTCGTCCTCAAGACGCGCAAGCCATGAACCCCTGCGACCCTTCGCTGCGGGAGATCGACCACCGGGACGACCTGCCCGAATGGATGATTCTACATTACGGTAAAGTGGGCGTGGATATGCCCATCGCCTTTATAGGCGTGCTCCACGCAGAAATGGAACAGCACTTCCGGGCATGGGGCGGCGACTGCCACCTGATCGACCCATGGCACGAGCAGCCAGCGGACGTGTACCGCGACAGCCAGAACGCGCAGGCCCACCTGGAGAGCGCGTACTGGACGGCGAAGAACCGCCTGCCAAACGCGACGTTTCACCGGATGCTCTCCCTTGAGGCCGCCCCGCTTTTCGAGGACGCTTCGCTGTCCCTCGTCCATCTGGACGGCAACCATTCCTACGCCGCCGTCTCCGCCGACATCGCCGCATGGTGGCCCAAGGTGCGCCCCGGCGGAATCCTGGCCGGCCATGATTTCTACACCCGCCAGCGCGACGCCAACTCGGACGCGCTTAACGCCGTGCTCGACTTCGCGGAGCGTATAAACACGAGGCCGCATGTGACGTGGTGCACGTCTTATTATTTCAGGAAGCTATGAGCTACGACATCCAGAACCGTTCGGAGCTGTTCAACCTTCTGATGAAGTGCCAATCTGGAGAAATGACCTGTCTCCGAGCAATGGAGTATATCGAGCCACAGGTAGAGGCAATCGTAAGCCGCAAGGAGTCTCTGGAGGGAGTAATCAACGCCGTGGACCGCGTGCTCTGGTCGCAGGGCGCTATTCACGCCAGCCGAGCCGTCGCGCTGGTGAAGCTGATTTCAGCCTACGACATAGGCAAAGGCATCATTGCTCAAGCCGCCTTGGACGACATCAAGTCACCGCCTAATAGCCAAAAGAAGCTATGATGCTGCGCATCACAATCATCGCCGTGGTCGCCGTCGCAGCCGTTGCCGGCATCGCGCACCTGTTCCACGCGCCGTTCTTCGCGGTCCTCCTCGGCTTCCCGGTGGGCGTCTTCGCCGCAATCGGCGTCGTGATCGCGGATGTGACGAGGCCGATCGACAAGGACGAATGAATCGCACCGTCATAAACCCCGATGAGCCGATGCCGCTGAACGGGCGCTTCGCGTCGTATCGGAACGCGCACCCGCAAGGCAGGGTGATAGGGCGCAGCACCTTTGGTGATCTTGCGGCCAAGCACCAGTCCCCCGCCGAGCAGATCCTTCGCAACGCGCACAATCCCGCGGGGGATCAGGTGGGGAGGTGGCGCACGATAAAGATGCGCAACCGCGCTCGCGCCTTGTGCTCCTTGGCCGAAGCCGCCCCCTCCAACCTGACCGTGACGCGCAGGGACGGGACAATCGTGTACCGGGAGGACAGGCTGACACCAATTTCAACCCATAAATAAAATGAACGTATCCGACCGCCCCCTATCGCTCGCCACACACCTTGACCGCTGCGCCGACTTCATCGAGCGCGAGTCCGGCAACTACGATTGGACGCGGCCATCCCAATGCAACTGCGGGATGCTCGCCAGAAGCATCACCGACCTCACGCGCCCGCAGCTTTCCCGCGCCATCAACGACCTGAGCAAGCACCTGCCGCAGCGCGAAGCAACGTGGGTCAACATGGCGGAACTCGTGTGCCCCATGACGGGACGCCCCGAGCACGAAATCTTCGCCAAACTCCATGACGCGGGGTTCCGCTACGAGGACTACCGTGGGCTCGAGTACCTCTCCCACCCTGAGGTCGTGGCCCGCTGCGGATGGGTCACGAAAAGGACAGAGGGAAGCCTCTGGTGGAAGCGCACCGTGAAGGAACCATTCAAGGGCGTGGTCCCGCAAACAGTGGCCGCCAATGTGGTGCAATACTGCCGCACGTGGGCGAAGATGATCCGCGAGTACCGCGCCGCGCACGAGACGCCGGTATCCGCAGCGGAACTCGCGGAGGTGGAACGCGCCCTTGAGGCAGTCCCCGTAAAGGCCGACTGATGCTCCAAGAGGAGGACATCGTTTTGCTGCCCGTGCGGACCCCCATCGCCGTCGTCGTCCCCGTCTGCCGGATGGACTGGCATCTCGCCATCAAGATGCTGCGCCACCTTGGGCGGACGACGTGGTACTCGCAGGTCGATATCGACTACCCGCTCATCGTCCTGCACTCCTCAGACCTCACGCCCGCGCAGGTCTGGCGGCTCAACGACGCCTCGCGCTGGCACCCCAACCGCCACATGCGCGACGCCGCCGTGGCAGAGAAGGGCTACTTCGGGGGCACGCCGTCCTCCATGTGGAAGGCCGGGGCCGAGTACGTGGAGCAGTTCCTTCCCGGCCACGCCTTCCTCTACCTCGAGGCCGACTGCGCCGTCATCGGCGGATGCTGGATGGACGAGCTCAGGAAGGAGTACGACGCCTGCGGCAAGCCCTTCCTCGGAGACCTCGTGATAGAGGGCCAGACGACCCCGCACATGACGGGTGTCGCCGTATATCCCCCCAACTGGCGCACCCTCGCCCCGTCCCTCGCCGCGCTGCCGGGACCGAACGTGCAGATAGGCTGGGACTCGCTTTGCGCCCACGAGACCTTCCCGCAGGCCGCCCAGTCGAAGGCCATCCGGCAGGTCTGGCGGCCGGAGCCGTTCACGAAGGAGAACCTGCGCCGCGTGCTGCCGCATGACTGCTGGGTGTTCCACCAATGCAAGGACGGGACGATCTTCGACGCGCTGGACGAGGAAAGGAATCATAAACCCATCCCGCTCGACGCGCCGATAGGCGAGGCGACCTACGAGGCGGAGAAGGCCGCGCTCTTTGGGGCGCAGATACTCGCCCCACGTCAGCTTCGCATCGGCATCCTCTGCGTCACCTTCCGGCGCGACGTCGAGTTCCTGCGCTACAGCCTCCAGGGGGTGCGCAAGTACGCTAAGGGCTTCACCGGCGTCACCGTCATGGTGCCGGACGTGGACCGCGAAATCTTCGCGTGGGTCGAGGGCGACGGGGCGACCTTAAAGACGTTCCATGAGGCGCCGGGCAAGGGGATGCTCGCACATGAGATCCAAGTCTGCCGCGCCGACGAGATCATGCCGACCTGCGACGCCGTGATGCACCTCGACGCGGACTTCATGCCGTGGAGGAACTTCACGCCGGAGGATGTTGCGCCGGGAGGCAGGCCGCTCCTCGTGCGCGAACTCTACTCCGTCTGCGGCGTCAGGAACCCCAACCGCATGATATGGAAGGGGACGGTCACGGCGGCGTGCGGTCTCGTTCCCGAGTGGGAGACGATGGTGCGCCACCCGCAGGTCCACATGGCGAACACGTACAAGCGGACACGGGAGCTGGTCGAGAAGCACACGAAGATGCCGTTCGACGATTACGTGCTTTCCTGCCGCAACGAGTTTCCGCAAGGCTTCGCGGAATTTCCCACGCTAGGCGCGGTCGCCATCCGGCACTTCTCTGGCGAGTACACGATGCTGGACTACGACCATGACGCGGACGGCGTGAGGCACGGGCTGCCCAAGGAGGCGAACTACCAGTACGTCTACGACCGCAGGCGGGAAGTCGGTGCCGAGCTATGGTCGCACGGCGGGATACAAAGATACGAGGCCGATATGCGCGCGTGGCTGGAAGGCCGCGTGCCGGCCTACTGGATCAAATGAGCGATGACCCCGACATGACCGGCGTCCAGAACGCGGTGAACCAGCTCTCCGAGCACTTCGACACCGTGCATATCTTCGTCACGAAGCACGAGGGCTCGCGGGACTCGACCTTCGCGGGTGCCCGCCAATGCGGCTCCATCTACACGCGCTACGGGCAGATTCGGGAATGGCTCCTCACGGTGGATGAGCAGACCCGCCGCGCGGCACCGGACACAGGGATAACCGACAAGACAATAGAACCCTAATATGCCCCTCCTGACAATTATCCCCTATCACGACGAAAGCCGCGCTGCGGCCATCCGTCTCGCCAACTTCCTGCCGAAGCCGTCCTGCCAGTCGCACCTGTGGATGCTGGCGCGCTACGACTGCCGCGGCATCACGCCGTCGGAGATCGGCACGGCAGAGCACAAGCACGTCCGCACATATTACAGCAAGTCCATGTCGGTCGGCACCGGGCATCCTGGGGGGCCGAACGCCATGTCCTTCGACCTCTTTGGTGCGTGCAACTACCGCCGCCACCGCGAGTGGAAGGACGTGGACTGCCTCCTCCTCATGGAGCCCGATTGCGTCGTCATCTCGCGCACGTGGGCCGACGACCTGCTGAACGAGTGGAAGGCGGCGAAGCTGGCGAACCCCGAGGTGATCGTCGTCGGCTGCCACCGAAGCGTAGGCGTGGACGTGCCGCACGTGAACGGCAACGCGCTCTGGGCGATGGACACGGCGCAGAGGGTGCAGCTCTGCCCCACCTACGACAACCCGCCGGGGTGGGACAGCGCGCTTGCTTCGCAGATTGGTTCGCGCTATGCCTCCACCCCGCTGATAAACAACCTCTGGAGGGAAACCAACGTGAAGCGCGACCGCATGCTCAAGAACCCGTTCAGCGACGATCCCCGGACGCCGGTGATGATTCACGGTTGCCCGGATGACGCGTGGAACATCGCCATGGAGAATTGCGCGTGAGTGAACCGCGTCACATCGTCAGCTTCTCAGGCGGCCAAACGTCAGGGTATATGCTGCATTGCCTGATGAACGCACACCCCGATTTCCGAGACAGGTTCACGGTCATTTTCGAGAACACGGGGCGCGAGCATGAAGCAACCTTGGATTTCGTCCATGAGGTCGAGGCACAATGGGACGTGCCGGTAATATGGCTCGAATACACCCGCGTTCCCGCCATCGAAATAGCACCGGCCTTGGTCAAGGAAGGTAAGACGCAGACCAATCTGATAACGGCGCAGCGAGAAGGGTTACGCGCCCATTGGTGGAAGGTAGTCAACTTCCGCACGGCTTCCCGCAGGGGTGACGAGCAAAGTCCATTCGACGAACTGCTCGCGTGGGCATCGGTTCTGCCCAACGTCCGCAGCCGCATGTGCAGCGTGCAGCTAAAAACGAGGACCCGCGACAGGTACATTTACTCGCAGGGAATACGGGACTTCTATTCATACATCGGCATCCGTCAGGACGAGGCGCACCGTGTTGACGAGATAATGGCGAACATCAGGCCGAACGATTTCGAGCAACCCGTCTTTCCGCTGGTTGATGGGCGAACAAACAAGGCCACAGTTGACGCTTTTTGGGCGGCTCAACCATTCCGCCTGAACATTCCTAATCTGCTAGGAAATTGCGACTTCTGCTTCCTCAAGGCACGATTCAAAAGGGCCGCGATAGCCAAGACCGATCCGGTGGCCGCAATGTGGTGGGCGAATTGGGAAGAATTTCGTCAGCGCACCACGACCGGAGACGGGGGACTGTTTGACCGTCGCAAGAGCGTCGCATCGTTTCTCGCGGATGCAGACCAACCCGAATTATCCCTGCAAGTGGACGAGTCCGAGCAGGACGTGCCATGCTCGTGCGCTGTTGGCGGATACCGGGGCAGAACCGATCAGGATGAACTCTGTGAAGTAGCCAACCACACATGACGACGGTGAATACATTCGAGCCGGTTTTCAGCGTCCTCCACGCCACAAAGGGCCGCCCCGAGAAGGCACTCGCGGCCCGAAGATTGTGGTTCGAGAAAGCCAAGGACCCGTCGCGGGTGGAGTACATCATGATCCTGAACGCGGGCGACCCGGACTGCGAGCGCATCATGTCCGAGCCCGCGCCGAAATTTGGGAGAAGCCTCGTCTTCACGGCGATGGTCAGCGCCAGCGCCCCGGCATGGAACGCAGGCGCGGGACGCTCGACCGGCGATCTCCTGATACAGGCGCAGGACGACGTTGAGCCGCCCGAACGCTGGGACGTTGCGCTTCTCGACCGCCTCGATCGCAGGCTCGGGGTGGAATGGGCCGACGAAAAGGTAGTCGTCGCGGTCTCGGACGGATACCGCAAGGACGGGCTCCTCTGCACGGCGATCTGTTCTCGGGAGTACTTCCTGCATGAAGGGTTCTTCCTGAACCCCGCTTATCAAAGCGTCTTCAGTGACGACGAATTTTCGGTGCGAGCTTATGGGCAGGCCGCCGACAGTGAATGCTTTCTCATCAGCGCCAAGGAACTCATCTTCAAGCATCAGCATCATTACCACGTCAAGGACGACAAGGGGAACGCGCTTGTGCCATGGGACGACACCTACCGCGACCAGAACGCCCCCGAACGCTACACCGCAGGCAAGCGGCTGTTCGAGGAGAAGAACGCGAGGTACATAAATCGCGGGTTCAAGACGTGGTGAATGACGACGCGCATATACATAGCTATTCCCGTCCGCGAGCGCGCGCCCATAGCCGCCCTCTGTCTGCCGACCATCTTTGAGACCAAGGCGTCGCAGGATTTCATGGTGCTCTCGAACGACGGGTCCAAGGAGTTCACGAACGACTGGCTGTTCAAGTTCGGCGACCAGATACGCCAGTTCAACGAGCCGATCGGCATCCAGAACCAGCGGCGGCTCCACTTCCAGAATTTCTGGGAGCAGAGGCACGCATACACCCACCTATACCTAACCGACAGTGATGCCCCCCATGACCCCGGCTGGAGGGCGCAGGCGCTCGGGCTTCAGGAGGAGAACGGCGGGGCGCTCACCTGCCTCTACAACACCAAGGCCCACACGGCGATGGTCGGCAACGTGCTGGAGAACGATCCGCTGAAGGACCACCTCTGGCAGAAGGTCGCGCCGGGCATCTCGTACCTCCTCACGCACGCGCACGTCGAGAAGGTGATGAAGGTGATCGACACGCTGGACCACTTCGACTGGACGGTCCCCTCCATCCTAGGCAACCGGTGCTGCATCTCGGCTGTCTCCTATTGTGACCACATCGGCTACGGAGGGGAGAGGCATCCTGCTGGGGCGGGGCTGGACGGCGGGGACAGGGCTACGGCGCCGACACGCTGGCTGGTCGAGAAGCGCAAAGAAATCGTCGCCGCACTTGGAAAGGTTTACCGTGACGCCTGACCTCCTCCCCGACAGCGCCACATGGATCAGCACGGACGCCGAGTGCCTGCGGTGGGACTGGATTCTCGAAGCCATGCATATCGAGGGCGTGTACCTCCATACGCCCCGCGAGACCGTCATCGAAGCCTTCAAGAACTCGCTCTGCTTCGGCCTCTACCCCGTGGACGCATGGACGCCGGGACCGGAAGGCCCTCCCGCGCCGCAGCTCGGCTTCGCCCGCGTGGTCACGGACGGCATACTGTTCTCGGCCATCCTCGATGTCGTCATCGACGAGCGCATTCGCGGGCGGGGCTTGGGCGAGCGCCTGATGCGGGCCGTCCTCGGGCACCCGAAGGTCAGGGGCACCAACGTCGTCCTCCACGCGCTTGAGGCGACGGGCTTCTATTTGAAGCTCGGCTTCGAGCCGACGAGCAGCTTTTCCATGACGCGGCCAGCGCCGAAGATATTCAAGTCCACGCAAGGCGCTGACGAGCTTGCGAGGCGATATATCGTCTCGCCGCAATGACCAAAACCGCCGAGCGCGCGCTCATCGACCACGCCATCCGCGAGGACTGCGGCGTCTGGTTTGAGTCCGGCTGCGCGAAGATTTGGGACAAGGACAGGAAGCTCATAAGCCCGACGCAGAACCACCTCCAGCGCCTCATCCGGCGCGTCCTTGGGCGCATGGAGGAGCTGGGCCTGCCGCTGCGCGTCATCGGCCTAAAGCCCCGCCAGAAGGGGAGCACCACCTACTTCGGGGCCGAGGACTACCACTGGATGCGGCGCCACGCGGCCAGCGTCTGCGTCATCGGCGGCCAGTACAGCCAGACGAACAGCCTCTGGTCGATTCTCCAGACGTACAACGACAACGACTCGTTCAACTGGGGCAACTCTGGCAAGATCCACGACTCCTTCGGCGAATGGACGAATGGAAGCAGGCTGACGAGCGAGACGGCGGGCGACAAATTGGCCGGCATCTCGTCCACCTTCCAGGTGCTGCACGCGACCGAGGTTGCACGCTGGTCCAGCTACGGCGTCGCCAACGCGCCGACGGTCTTGGCGAACATCCTGAAGTGCGTGCCGCTAATCCCCAACAGCGTCGTCTTCCTCGAATCGTCGGCGGAGGGAGCGAGTGGGTCCTTCCACGAGCGTTGGATCGAGGCGACCGACGCCGAGGATTTCCTGTCCGGCGCGAAAGAGATCATGCCCGGCGACTACGTGCGGGTCTTCAGCCCGTGGTTCGAGTTCGGCGACTCCACGATGCGCCTCACCGAGCCCCAGAAGGAGGTCGTCCGCTCCACCTTGGACAGCGACCCCGACTTCGACGGGGAGAAGACGCTGCTCTCCCGCTACGGGCGCATCGACGAATCCGGCGTCCAGCGCCTCGGGGAAAGCGTGACCGACTTCGACGCATGGGAGCAACTGGCGTGGAGGCGCTACGCCATCGCCAAGGAGTGCGGCAAGGACCGCCTCATCTTCGACCGCGACTACCCGCACTCTTGGCAGGACGCCTTCATGAAGTCGGGCAACATGCGCTTCAGCCGCAGCGGGCTCAGTATCCGGCGCGACCGGATGCACGAGCGGGTGCCGCTCTACGGCACGCTCCAGGAGGCGCAGGGAAGGCCCGTCTTCCACCAGACGGACCCCTTGGAGGCGAAGGTGATCCTCTTTGAGCGGCCGATGCCGATGCGCCGGTATATCCTGTCCGTTGATCCCATGACGGGGGCCATGCAGGCGAGCGGCAAGGACCCCGACTTCCACGGCGTCTTCGTCATGCAGGGGGGCTTTCAGGACGGGACCGGCAAGTGGAACCCGCCTGCCGCGGTGGCGCGCGTCGTCCCCTGCCGGTGGGACATCGACGTTCTAGAGGAGACCATCTGGCGGCTGGCGCGGCACTACGGGGACAGTTCCGGCTGCAAGATCGTGGTCGAGATGAATCAGGACCGGGGGCTGACGGAGCTCCTGAAGCAGCGCGGGGCCGATCTCTACATGAGGGAGGTCTTCAACCAGACCGAGTTCAAGACCACCAAGGCTTACGGCTACCTGACGATGGAAAAGAGCCGCGAACGGGCCATCGAGTGCCTTGCGGCGGCGATACGCGACTGGGACGAGCCGGGAGGGGGCGTTCGCATCTGGGACGAAACTGCGCTCAGAGAGTGCGAGAACTTCATCCGCAAGGCCAATGGCCGAAGCGAAGCCGCCGAGGGCCACAAGGACGACAGTGTGTTCAGCCTAGCCTTGGGCCTCCTCCTCATCGAGCACGCGACCATCTTCAACCCCAACGCGGGCATGTCGTACATCCCGCCGGACCTGCTGCCGATCATCGGCGGCGCGCAGGGCTTGCCGGGGCAGTTCAGTTAGCAACTTGACCGCGTGGGCGCCCCCGCTTACAACGCCTCAACCCACTCCTCCCATGGCCAAACTAAGAATCGAGGTTCAGGCAACCTTGCCGAGCGCAGGCGTCACCGGCAATCCCTACCCGTACATCGAGCGGTTCACGCTGGCGACGCTCCCGCAACCCGGGGGGAACCTGAAGGCGACGCTCGTCACCGACGGCACCTACGCCCCGGGCTCAGGGCAGGGGCTCGCCTACGTCGGAGGCGGCTCGCTCCTTAATCTCGTCTGGTGGAATGGGTTTTCGTGGATCACGGTCTAGCGGTAGGAATTTGACTTTGAGGCCCTTGGGCCATAGGCGCTTCTGCCATGGCTGATCCGGCTGACGACCCCGACAACGACGCGCGCGCTTCCGCAGCGGTCGCGGAGCCCGAGGAGCAGGACGCACAGCAGGCGCCGCAGGCCCCTCGCGGCGGCGTCCCGGTAGGTCCGCAGCAGGCCCCCGGCAGTTCGCAGGCCGACATCGACGCGAGCTTCGCCGCAGCGGGCTACGGGAAGCCCTCCAAAGACTACACAGGCGGCCCACTCCCCCCTCCCGGAACACCGGACACGCCGCAGGTCCAATCGCCGGAGGACCACTACAAGGAAGCCTACGGCGCGGCGGACAAGCAGTTTAGCGACGCCTTCTTCAAGGCCAACCCGTTCAAGACCAGCTTCGACCTGCCCGACACGCCGCAGAGCTGGTACGCCGCAGCGGAGCGGGCGCAGGACCAGAAGGACGCGCTTGCCCAGAGGCAGGCGCAGATAGCCGAGAGGCAGCAGGCCCTCCAGCAGAGGCAGCAGCGCGTGGCGACGGCGACGCAGAGGGAAAACGACATGCGGGCGAACGGACAGAAGTTCTTCCGCGACCCCGAGGGCAACATCCAGCCGGTGCTCGAGCCCGGAACGGGACGGCCCCTCTACGACAAGACGCCGTGGTCTGATAGCGTGGACCCCAAGACCGGAAAGCCTGCGCAAGAGTCAAGGGATCAGTACGGCCAGCGCCAGTTCAGGGGATATAAGCTGTTTTCCTCGGGTGATGCCAACGACACGAATCTCTATTACACCACATCGGACGGAACCACGCATACCGCGGGCGACGCGGCGGATTTGGCCAAGAGCCCCGACTACCAGACGGCGAAGGCCGCCAGGGAGACGCTTAAGAACGTCCACAAGAACCAGTGGAACGAGGCGCTTTCCGGCATGGCCGTGGTCGTGGGCAAGACGGAGGACGCCAAGGAGCAGGCGAACCAACGCCTCACCGACCTGCAAAGCCAGAGCGACCAGCTTTCGACGGCGAAGATGGCAGCCGAGGCCGACCCGAATCTCAACGAGACGGACAACGGCATCCTCGGAACCAGCATCGGCGCGATCCCGTCAGCCAAGGCCGATAAAGCGCAGGCGCAGCTTACCATGCTGCAAAGGCAGCAGGCAGCCATCGAGAATGAGAGGCAGGCGCTCACGGCGTCGCTGAAGAAGGGCGGCCATCTCTATGAGACGAACGCCGAGGCCAAGCTCCAGTACGCCATCTATCAGGACCTTTTCAGGCACGGGGCCTATCAGCACGCGATCGACCAGCGAGCGGCGGCGATCACGAACGCAGGCGGCGACCCCGCGAAGGACCCGATTCTCCAGCAACTTCAGATAGCGCAGGCGAACCACGCAAGCGGCGCCGCCTCCGGTGTCGCCATGTCCGCGCAGCGTGCGCAGCAGCGGCAGGCGAACCCGCCGGTTGCCCCCGCACTTCCCGGAACGCCCCCGCCCGGAGAGCCTCCGCCGGCCGGTCCCGCAGCAGGTGGAGCGCCGCCCGCCCCCGGTTCCAGCCCTGCTCCCGCGCCGGGCACTCCTGCCGCCCCGCCTCCAACGCAGACAGGAACGCCCAGCCCTCCGCCGGCCCCCGGGCCCCTCGTGGACCGCTGGGCGCAGACGCAGCAGGGCCGGAGGCCCGGGACATTACTGGAGGCTTTGATGCAGGCGAATGCAAAGACCCCATCACCTAAGCCTCTCATCGGCAGCGAGTCCGCAGGGACGACTGGCGCGCTTTACACGATCCCGAAAGCCCATGGCACGGGGGCCGTCCCCGGCATCGCAAACGCAGCCAGCGAGTTCGCGGCAGGGCTCACATCGCCCGCCAACGTCGCCCTCATGGCGGCAACGGGGGGTGCTGGCATAGTCGGCGACCTTGCGGCGGGAACACGCCTAGCCATGGTCGCAAAGGGCGCGCAGGTGGGCGCTCTGGCAGGCTTCACGGCAGAGGGGGCGCATGACACGCTCAAGCAGACGCAGGCGGCCTACGCTGCCCTTCATGACCCCAAGGCGACCCGCGCCGACAAGGCGAAGGCCATCGCCGGGGCCATCCTCTCCGCAGCCATGACGGCGGCAGCGGCGCACGGAACGAAGGGACTCGCAAAGGGCGAACCGCACGCGGGGCCGGTTGAGGCACCGGAAGCCCCCGCCGAGGCCCCTCCCGCGACCGAGCCCGCCCCGCAGCCTGCCGCGCCCCCGCCGAAGGGTCCGCCGCCAAAGGAAGCGCCTCCGGGGACGGCGGAGCCCGAAGCCCACGCCCCGCAGATGGAGGACGACCTTCGTGCCGAAATCCTCAAGGAGGGCATGAAGCCTGCGGAGGCCACGAAACCGGCAGAGGCCGCGAAACCTGCCGCAGCCGCCAAAGGCTCCCTTCCCCCAGACGCCAAGGTGACGTACCTCGGCAAGAAGGAGCCTGTGCTGAAGGGCGTGGGCCAGCCGGAGGACCACTGGCAGGTCACGCTCCCCGGCGAGCCCCGCGGCGTCACCGTGACCCGCAGCGAATTAGAGAAGCAGGGAATCGACGTCAGCAAACTGCCGACCGACGAGGCGGCCAAACAAGGAGAACCAACCAATGCCCAAGAAACTGTTCAGCGCCCTAGCGAAAGCGGGGACAACGCCCGAGGCGCCGCCCCCCAAGGTGAGCCGAAAAACCCGCAAGCTGTTCGACAAGCGGACAGTGGAGGAGCAGCCGCCGTCGAGGCCGAACCACCTCGCGGAAATGTCGCACCACAGCCGGATGAAGGAGCACCACGAGAGGGCGGCGTATCACCGGAACGAGGCGGCGCACCACGAGAGGATGTTCCAAATGCACCGGCAGATGCACGAGGTGCAGAGCGTCCCGCAGAACCCGCCGGGGCCGGCGCACCCGCCGGGGGTGACAGCGGAGCCGTCGGCGAAGGGCTGACGCCTGCGAAAGGCGAGCCCACCTGGCAGAAGTTCCCCGCAAGCGAGAAGTCCTTGGACGTGCCGAGGGGCGAGATGCCGCAGGTAAAGAGCGAGGACCGCCCCGCGCTGGTCGAATCCCTCAAGGAGAAGGGCATCGCTTCCAAGAACCGCATGATGAAGGTCGCCGACCTGAAGCCCACGCAGGCCGAGTTCTCGCCCGAGAAGGTGCAGGCGGCCCGTGAGCACAAGGGGAGCGACCGGAAGATCCTCGTCTCCAAGGACGGCTACATCGTGGACGGGCACCATCAGTGGATGGCCGACAAGACGGACGGCGTGGATAACATTCCCGTCACGCAACTGGACGCGCCCGTCCGCAAACTGCTCCCCGAAGTCAGTGCCTTCGAGAAGGCCAAGACCGGCGAGGGTCCGAAGGAGACGCGCCCTGCGGAGGAGCAGCCGCACGCGGTCGTGGAGAAGGACGGCAAGGATACGAAGATCACGCCGACGCCCCACGCGGAGGCCGCCGTCTCGAAACTGGCCACCCCGAAGCAGATCAAGGCGCAGAAGGCGTTCATCGGGGACGCAATCACGGAGGCGTTGAAGGACGCACCAAGCGCGCCCGATTTCGAGAAGGACTTGGCCGAGGCAGGCAAGGCGGGTGAACGCGCAAAGACGCTGGCCGACAAGGACGCGGCGCAGAAGGCTTTCTACGACAAATACCCCGCCACCGTAACAATCGACGTTCCGGGCGACGGGACTTTCCGTGTACCGAAAGTCAAGGAGGCGCTGGAGGCGTTTCAGAAGAAGATCGACCGGAAGTTTGGCGGCGCGGAACTGCGGCCCCCGACAATCCCGACCAAGGCAATCCCGAAACTGACGCCAGAGGAACTGGCGGAGCACAAGGTCGAGCCGGAAGTCACAACCCCGTCCAAGACTGCTAATGTGGCAGCGAAGGCCGAGGGCTCCAGTTGGGGACTCCCGAAGGGTATTGACGTTTCTTCGCCTGCCGTGCTACCTTTCCGTGATGTCAAGGAAGGTGAGTACCATCAGGGGGCGCTTGATCGGATCAGCGAGGCTGAGTCCATTATCAACGCCAAGCGGAAAAAGGATGGCGAATCCCCAATCACCCTGTCCCCAAAGGAAATCGGGTCCGGGGGATCTGGTGGAGTTCGGGATCGAGGCGAGCTGCCAGGACCCGGATTGCCGGCCGCTGGAGTCACCACTCCGGAGAAGGGCGTAGTCTCAGGCTCCAAGGCCGAGGCGTGGGCGGATAGCGTAATCAAGGACATCGGCAAGAAGGCGCGCAATCTCGGCCTCGGCACGCCCCAAGAGTACGCAGCCATCGCCGTCAAGGGCGTCGCAATAGCCGAGCGCGGCGTCCGCGACTTCGCCAAGTGGAGCGCCGAGATGGTGAAGGAGTTTGGCGATAAGATTCGCCCGCACCTGCAAGACCTGCACGACGCGATCATGAAGCACGCGCCGGAGGAGGCGGCGCAGGCGCAGAAGCCGGAGAAGGCCCCCGGCAAGGGCAACTACTACCGCAGCCTGCCGGACACGGAGCGGACGGCGAACGAGGACATCGTGCGGCAGGTTTACCAGAGGCGCGGGCAGCAGCCGGACCTCGACAGCGCGCAGGCCATCATCGACGCCAAGGGACCGGACGAGGCCCTGCGTCTCTCCACCTCCAAGGCCGACAACGGCGTGCCGGAGCCGGTCAAGACCGCCATCTACGTGAAGCTCGCGCAGGCGGCGGACCAGAAGTTCTTCGATGCCAAGACGCCGGCTGAAAAGGCTGCGGCCCTTCGAGCACGTCAGGCGCTCTCGACCGTCAAGGCCCCGCAGGCGACGGAGGTCGGTCAGGGAATCTCCATGTTCCAGCAAATCGGCAAGTCGGAGCGCGGCCACGCCGTTGACCAGCACTTGTCAGACGTTTCCGAGGCTCAGGAGAGGAAGCTCGGCAACGACGGCAAGAAGGCGCTGGACGAGGCGAGCGACGCCGTTGAGAAGGCCAAGGAGGACGCGATCGACAAGGCATCGGACGAGATGCGAAAGAGCCTGCGGAAACTCAAGGTCGGCAAGTCCGCTTGGCAGAAGTACCGCGAGGACGCAGCGGCGCAGATGATAAAGCTGGTCGATTCCAGCGCCGAGCCCCCGAAGGAGCAGGCTCCGCTGAAGGAGTTCGCCGACCGGATCATCGCGGAAATGAAGGGTCGCTTCAAGGGGCTGCTCCCCGAGAGGCCCGAAGGCAAGCCGCCCCCGACCGCGATGGAGGTCATGAAGGAGGCGATGGACAACCGTGAGCGTTACGGTCAAGTGCTGACGACCGTCCGCGACGAAATGGCGAAGAAGTACGGGGAAGGCTCACCTCCGGTTGACCTCGTTGACACCCAGCTTTCCAACCTGGAACTGCGCCCGTGGAGCGACCGCCTGCTGACGAAGGCGATCAAGACCGCGCATGACGCGATGGGCGACAAGGCGGCGGACATTGCCCGCCAGCACATCACGAAGACCGACATCAAGGCGGGCGACATCGCGGACGCCCTCGTGAAGGACGCAGGGATAAGCGGGGCCGATGCGACGCGGCTTGCCAGCGACCTGACCGACCGCGCGAAGGAAATCTACGCACAGGAACGCGAGAAGGCGCTGGAAAGGCTGAAGGAGAAGTTCACCAACAGCACGCGGGCGAAGCAGGTGTTCTCCGCCGTCCAGAAGGCCAAGACGCTCTCCAATCTTGGTGCCATGACCCGCGCCGACGTCCACGACGCCGTGGTGCAGGAACTCCATTTGCCGCAGGCCACGCCGGAGCAGGTTCAAAAGATAGGCGACCTCGCCGACTCCGTGGAACGTGCGCCGGATGTGGCCTCGCGCGCAAGGGCGACATTGGACCTCGCCACGGAACTCCACAAGGCCCGCGACCCCGGAACCCTGTCGAAGGCGATTCGCACCGGCACAAGCCTCTGGTACGCCAACATGCTGTCCGGGCTAACGGTGCCGGTGAAGGCGCTTGGCGACATCACGAACGGCATCGGGCAGATGGGGGCTGCGATCACGGCCAACCCGGCGAAGGCCCCGGAACTCCTGAAGGGCTGGCTCTCGGGCGTGCCAGAGGGGCTGGAGCGGGCCGCGTCCGTCATGAAGTCCGGGCGTGGGTCAATCGACTTCGACGCGGCCAAGGGGGGCGACGTGACGGCAAAGAGCCCGGACCCGCGCCGCATGTCCGACCTGGAGGATCTCACGGGAAAGGCCGCGGTGTACCCCGGCGTCATGAAGTACGTGCCGCGCACCTTCCGGGCGCTGGAGGCGATGTTCGCCGTCCCGGCCCGCGAAGCCTATGCCCGCCTCGCGGCGACGAAGCTTCTGGAGGGCGACTACTCGGGCAAGGACCTTGACAGCAAGGTAAAGGAGACGCTTGGGATCACCCGGGAGCAATTTGACGGCTTCAAGGAGCAGGCTGAAGGCGAGGGCTTCAAGGGTGCCGACGCGGGGCTCCGCGTGGCCCAACTCATGCAGGAGCACCGTTTGTCCTCGCCGGAGGGCGCTGCTGCAGCAGCGTCTGCCGACAGGTTCTCGAGGGAAAGCGTCTATGCCAATGAGCCGACTGGCCTCATGGGTGTCATGTACCGCTGGATCAAGGACGGGGTGGATAACAGGGTTAAGGTCGCAGGCGTCCCCATCCTGAAGCCTTTCCTGCCTTTCATGAAGGTCCCTACGAACCTGCTCAACGAGTCGGTTAATTGGGCTGGATACGGGGCAAAGCGGGCCTTGGCTGGCACTCGGGATGCCGAGGGGGTTCATTCCATGCCCGACGCCGACGAGAGGAATCGGTTGCTGGTGAAGGCGGCGGCAGGAAGCCTCCTGATGGGTGTGACCCTCCACGCAGCTCTCTCAAAGAAAAAGGGCGACGACACGGGCTTTGACATAACAGGAAACGGGCCGGTGGACATGGCGCACAGGGTCGAGCTGCAGCAACAGGGTAAAAGGCCGCACTCATTCCGCGTGGACGGGAGATGGTTCAACAGCATGTACACTCCGCTCGCCGTCCCGATGGCTATCGTCGGCAATGTGGCAGATGCGCTGCGCTACGAGAAAACCCCCGACCAGCTGCTGCTGGGAAATAAAGTCGCGGACGCCGTTGCGGGCATTGGCAAATCCTTCGTCGACACCCCCATGCTGGAGGGGCTTTCCAACCTGGCCGAGATAGCGAGCGGCAAGACCGGGGCTGCCAAGATGGGGCGCTTCCTCGCCGCAACCGGCTCCTCTACGGTCGTCCCTTCGGCGGTCCGGCAGATAGATCAGGCGCTCGACCCCCGCGAGCGCGAGGCGTCGTCCATGAAGGACATCGCCAAGGCGCAGGTGCCGTTCCTTCGCAGGACTCTCCCCGTCCGAACCGACGCCCTCGGCGACGCCGTGACCTACTCCCCGGAGCAGCGCATCGCCTCTGCCCAGAAGGCCGACCCGCTGCGAAAAGCCCTCAGTGACCGCAACATCGCGCCCTCCGAGCCGGAGCGCCAGACGAAGCTCGGCAACCGGACGATGACCGACAAGGAGTTCAACTTCTACAAGACCGTGAGCGGTCGCCTCATAAAGGCGCGGCTTGACGCCCTGCGTCCCGGCTTCTACGGAAAGACGGACGCCGCCGTGCAGAACGAGGTTCGCCGGGTCGAGGAGACGGAGAGGAAAAAGGTGAGGGAGCAGATAGGCCGCATGGCGGGCGTACACTAATATGGATTCCCCAACCGCAGACTTCATCCACGACGCCGCGAAGGCGGCAGGGCCGATGCCACCCTCCGACCAGAAGGAGCCGCAGGTGCCGTTCCAGGGGGGGCTGAAGCTCACCCGGGAGCAGGAGACGCAGATGCTGGACCATGCGTTCCGGCGCTTCAAGGACATCAGCAACGAACTCGGCCGCGACCAGACGCTGCAACCGACGTGGTGGGCCAACCTCCAGCCGACGCCGAACCTTCAGGCGGCGGCGCAGGGGCTTCTCCCGGCGATGACGTTCCTCGGGAAAAGGAGCCGCTTCGACGCCACCTTCATGAACGACGTGTCATGGCGCCCCTACACGATGGGCGTCGAGAACATCTTCATGTCGTCCAACATCGCGGTCCCCCTGTCACGGCGCATCTGCGCCCAGATGATAGCGCGCGCCAAGAAGGCGCTCTTTGGGAGCGACCCGTGGTTTTCCGCCGAGCCGTGGCCGGGGCAGGCCGACCCGCTGGAGGACGCGCAGATTGACCTCATCGAGCGCTACTGCCGCATGAAGGCCAAGGAGGGAAAGACGAAGGTCAACATGGGCCGCGCCATCACGCAGGCGCTCATCCTTGGCGAGTGCGCGGTCAAGACGACCTACGTGGTGCGCGACCAGATATTCGACACCGAGGCCCGCGTGCTGGTGGATGTCAACAGCGAGCCCGGAAAGGTGACGCCGATGCGCGACCAGAAGGGCAACACCATCACGGAGGACGCCAAGTGGCAGGACAAGGAGGACGGGCTTGGCACGAAGGTATTGGCTTCCGACGGCGTGACCCCGCAGCCGGACGCGCCGGTTTACCAGAAGGTGCCCCTCACCCGCAGGCAGGTGCTGTTCGAGGGCGCGGTAAGCGAGCCCATCTACTACAAGGACTTTGGCCTCCCCCAGACGGCGGCAAGCGTGCAGGAGGCCGACACCTGCTACCATATCTACGACAAGCAGGTGGCCGAGTTCGTGGATTTGATCGTGAAGCGCGGGATGGTGGACGACAACCCGCAGGGCCGCGCCAGCGCGACGCACAAGATGATCGCGCTCCTTCGCACGCTGGACCAGAACAGCCAGGAGCCCAAGGCCGCGGTGGACCTTGCCATCCGCCCGCTGGAGTCCATGACGCCGCTCCCGGCCACCCCCGGCGGCGGTCCCGGGCCCGTCGCGGAGTTCATCGAGTTCTACCTCTGGTGGGACGCGAACGGCGACGGGATCGCGGAGAACATCATGCTGATCGCGGACAGGGCTTCCCAGAAGCCCATCTTCTACGACCACGTTGCGAACGTGACGACCGACGGCCTTCGCCCCATCGAGATCGTGAGGATCAAGCCCATCGAGGGCCGCTGGTACGGGCAGGGGATCATGGAGTACTTCGACTGCTACCAGACCATCGTGGATCTCATGGTGAACCGCTGGAACTTCTCCCAGAGCCGCGCGGGCTACGTCCTTTTCTGGAGCCCAAAGAACACGCTGGAGGGCGACCGCGACCCCTCGCTCAAGATGAACTTCGGCGGGACGTACACGAAGAAGCAGAACATGAAGGCCGAGGACTGCGTGGAGGTCGTCTATCTGAACGACACCAAGTTCGAGGCGCTCCACACGATGATCCAGTACTTCATGCAGCTTGCGATGAATGAGAGCGGCGTCACGAACGCGAACGACAATCAGGCGGCCGGGATGCAGTCGGCCAAGCTGGCGACGGGGATCATGCAGATCGAGCAGTCGGGCGACGAGCTGTTCATGCCGATACTCGAGGACCTGACCGACCCGCTCACGGGGATACTCAACCGCGAGATCAGCGTCGTCCTTGCGAACCTTGACCCCGACGAGTTCCGCATCTTCTGCGAGGGCGAGACGGACGGGGTGGACATGATGACGGCGGACGACGTTCGGGGCCTTCGCCTCCGCTGCGACATCGAGCTAACGACGCACAGGAACCAGCAGATTCTCCAGCTATCCTCGCAGGCGGTCGCGCTCGTGAAGGACTACTACACCAACCCGCCCAACTTGCAGGTCATCCTGTGCAGCCTCTACCGCAGGCAGCTTCGCATCCTGGACCCGCAGGCGAACGCCGACGAGGTGATCGTGCCGCAGCAGGCCCCGTCCGCGCCCCCGGGAGAGCAGCCAGCGGGCGGGAGCGACATCGGCAACGTCGGCAACGGCGTCGCCCCGGCGCAGATGACGCAGGCGGCAAAGCCTGCCGGAGCGCTGTCGGCGGGGGCGCAGGCGGCATGACATGGTTGACGACCGCACATTGGAGAAGCCTCCGCGCATGGCGTTCTCCGGTATCGCTGCGGCCTACGCGATGCTGGTGCCGCTGCTCACGAAGGTTGCCCGCGCCAAGGGCTACTGCTTGGCTGTCCACGGCTCCATGAGCACAGACCTCGACATGGTGGCCGTTCCGTGGACCGAGGGGGCCGCGCCGGAGGCCGAACTGGTGGCCGCGATGCGCGAGGCGACCGGGACCTGCATCCATCACGCCGAGTTGGACCACTATTGGAAGGATATGAATCCGACGCGCAAGGCGCATGGACGTAACGCCTACTCGCTCCACTTCACGAACCGAGGGGCCGAGGGACCTTACCTCGACCTTTCGGTGATGCCGCGATGGGACGATCGCGGGCCGTGCGAACCCGCAAAGCCGTCGCCGGGATGGAGGGTCGTCGAGAAGGAGACGCCGTGGCGTGACGGGCAGGGCCGGTACATCGAGCCGGGAACATGACACTCTCACCATCTCGCCGGATGCGCCGGCGCGTGACAGCAGGAAGCTGAAGGGGAAACCCAAATTCTAAGGCAACTGCCGCGCTGTTTCATCGGAGGGCAGACCGACTGCCACACGGGCCTCGCGGCCGGGTACCGACCCCGGCATGGTGCTATCTTCCAAACAGCCGCTTCGTCTTTTTCCTGCCGCCAAGCCCCTTCACGTTCGCGGCGAAGCGGGCCATGTGGCGCAGGTGGGGATTGGCCGACTTGAGGGCGCTGGAGAGCTTGGAGGAGGGGATTTTCTCGCCAGATGGCACTCCGAGGGCGCGGTGAAGGCCGCCCTTGTTTTTTGAAACCCCGCTGGCCTGAATCCAGTTGTCAGCCATGGGACGGTTCTACGACAGGCGCGTGGCGCGAGTCAAGATGGGGTTGATCCCTGAATTGAACGTGCAGGGCGCTACACCTGCGGGCTGTCACGTCTTGATTTCCAGCGCGTGCTGCTGCGTCTAGTTGGAGGGGCCACCGTAGCGGACACCCGTACAGACAGTTTTGAGACCGGTACCACGTTTGTACAGACGCCGCGCCCCGGTCCTAGGGCTGGCCTCCGCTGCGGGTACTTCCTTGCCAAGCGACATGGTAGCAACCAGAGCGCCCATGGGAGGGCCGCGCCCCACTCTGGCGCTGCGTCGTCTGGCAAGGATCGCTTACCCACCTACGTTCAATTCAGGGATCAAAGAACGCCGGGAAGGTGCTCTGCCGGACTGCCGCTGTCAACGAAAGTTTCCGGCTTGACCAGCCTTCCCGCCCCTACCACGCTGCCGCCCGATGCACGTTGTCACCCTCCCCGAAGAAATAGTCATCGACGCAGAGCAGACGATCAAGCCCGGCGAATACCTTTGTGAGGACATCACGGGGGCGCAGCTCATCAACCTATGCGGGGCGGGAAAAATGACGCCGCTCGTTGAGAGCCGCCCCTTCGACGAAAAGAGCGACTGGAACGGGAAGTCGGTCGTCATCGTGCGCGTAGGGGGCTTTGGTGACCTGACGAACCTCACCGCCGCCCTGCGCGAGATGAAGCGGCGCTGGCCGGGGATCGTCCTCACGGTGGCGACCATGCGCGACTACGGCGACGTGATGAAAGGGCTTCCCTACGTCGACACGATCATGCGCTACCCCCTCACGAAGGCCGAGCACGCGAAGTACGACGCTTGGGTGTTCCTTGAGAACGCGATTGAGAACAACCCCCGCGCCGAGGACATCCCGATGGCCGACGTGTTCGCGGAAATGATCGGCATCGCCCACCCGAAGAAGGCGTGGCTCAAGGGGTCGAGGGACGACGTGAGCGAGTGGACGCCGAAGACCAGCGACCGAAAGCCCGAGTACCGCGTCAGCGACGACGAGGCCGCGTGGGCCAAGGTCCAGTACCCGCGCATCCCGAACGTGCGCCGCCTCTGCATCCAGGTCGATGCCTCCATGTCGGGCCTCTGCCGCGTGTACCCCATGCAGCAGCTTGCGACCATCGTCGAGGCGTTCCAGAAGGAGACGGCGTGGGAGGTGTATCTGATCGGACGCAGGGAGAACCTTGAGCGCGTTCCCGACGGCCCGAACGTGCGCAACCTGTCCAGCCATGGGCTCTCCTTCCGAAAGACCGCCGCCGTGATCCAAGGCGCAAGCTGCTTCCTTGGCAGCGACTCGGCCTTCATCCACATCGCAGGCGCGCTGGACGTGCCCTCCGTGGGGCTCTTTGGCCCGTTCCCGTGGTCGCTGCGGACGGTCTATTCGCCGTCGGTCTTCGGCATCCAGGGGCGCGGCAAGTGCAGCCCATGCTTCTTCCACGAGAAGGGCGGGAGCGCCGTGCGCGCCAAGTTCCCGAAGAACTGCCCGTCAAGGGAGCAGGGCCTCTGCGAGGTTCTGGCGGGCATCAAGCCCGAGACCGTCATCGCCAAGGTCAAGAAGCTGGCGAGGGAATGAAATGAGAACCCTGCTATGGAAATGGCGTTACACGATGGAGGTTCGTCGCCTCCTTTGCGTTTCATTCTTGGTGGGATGGGACATGGCGGGTTCCTCGCTTGAGGAACTTTGGGACATAACAGATAGCCCTAATGATGCCGCCGAGCACGAAGCGGACGAGTGGAGGGCGTGTACGTGAACTTCTGTCAGGCTCATTGGGACGGCCTGAAGGCCGAGGTCATAGCGCAAGGATTAGGAGACTTCATCAAGTCGTCTGGAGAAGAATTGATGCGCGAAACGGTGATGCCTGATTTGGAAGGCAAGAAACCCAACTTGAAAAGCGAGGACCCGCTCCTCGCTTGCTCCCTAATGATTTTCGGCCGCGTCATGGAGAACGTCGGAATCGGCATGATGGCGCACGACCCTGAAACAGGCAGGCCCTATTGCCCGTGTTGCGTAGCGGAAAAAGAAGGCGTAAATATAGAAACGTGGTTCAAGGGGTGCGTCGAGGCAGAGAAGAAATTTCTCTCTGAAATGAAAGGCTCCTGATGTACACACCAACCCCAAGGCCGATGACGGCTGCCGAGCGCGAGCACTTCATTAATGTGGAATGCCCGCGACGAGCCAAGGCATCTAAGATCGAACTACGCCGCCTCCTTGAGGTAATCGAGAAGGCGAAAAAACATCCGAGCTGGGGAAGGATGCGTGTAGGTGCGCAGGTTACATGACCCAGCAGGACGCTGACAACCTGCGGGCGCAGGAGATTTCCGCCCGCCGCGACCTTGAGGACATCCGCACGCTCCAGCGGACGGAAGCCTTCGACCGCTACTTCATGCGCCGCGTTAGGGACAGGTTCGCGCAGGCGGTCGAGGCGTACAACACCCGCCCCTCCAGCCTCATCTACCACGCGCCGGACACGAAGGAGAAGCCCTGCACGCCGGAGGAGCGCGAAATCCTGCGCGCGCAATGCGTGGTCCTGCGCGAACTGATAGACCTCGTTGACGAAGGCGAGAAGCAGATCCTTGGCGAACTCTCCCGCCTGTCGGGGACTCAGTTCTCCCCGTCCGGCCCATCGTAGTCCTCGTTCGAGGGGTCCATCGTCCCCTTGGAGGCACCCGGCCACATGGACGCCTTGAGGCCAGTCACGCTCCCGGCAGGCGTCTGCCTCCCCTGAAAGAGCTTGGAGACAAAGCTGCGGTAGAGGCTGGCGCTGGTCGGGTTCGTGAAGCTCCTCTGGTAGGCCCCGTCCCCCGCCGTGAGGCTGTCCCCCTGCGGGGTGTCGGCTGCGGCCCCGTCCGGCGCAGGACTCGCCTCGTTGCGCGGCTCCATGTCCTGCCCCTGCGGGATTGCGTTACCCTTTGAACTGAAACCCATGGCCTTCCCCGGGTCCAAGGTGGGCTTCTCAACCGGGACGCTGGTTCCCGCCACCTGTGGAGGGCCGCCGCCGTTTGTCAGGGGATTCGCCCGCTCGGTCTGGTCCGGCCGGTTTGCCGGCGACGCCGATTGGAGGGCCGAAAGCTGCTGCGGCGAGAGCCCGAAGCCGGTCGCCTGCGGTCCCTTGTAGCCCGCGTCGGGCGGCACGTACTTGAGCACGGCCCCCTTGTTGCCAGCTTGGATGATGCCGCCCGAGTTCGGGGTGGCCTTGTAGGCCGAGCGAAGGGGGGAAACCCCGCCCACGGCCTGCGGGGAGGGGTTCGCCGCGGTCCCAACCGGCCCGGGCCCGCCGGGCATGCCGGAGAGCGTCACCTGCGGCTGCGGGGGTTTCCCAAGCCTGCGGGAGATCATGCTCCCATCCCTGCGCATCGTCTGGGGGAATAGTGGCATCTCAGGTTTCGACCCAAGGGGTCTTTTGGGTTCTTAGGTGTCCTATACACTCTCCCTGCGTCTCATGTCCAGATGCTATTAGCGTGAACTCCGTCTCGCTGCCCCCCTTCTTCTTGCCCCAGATGACGTGATCGCAGGGGCAATGGGGGATCACGTTGATCCGAAGCCCGGCGGGCCACCAGCGCCTCCAGACGACGAACAGGTCCTCCGTGCCGTTCCCGTCGTAGCCCTCGAAGTTGGCGAGCGCCAGGGCGTCCCGGCCCATGAGGGTGCAGCCGAAGCCGCACCAGTCCGACGGGACGACCGAGCCCTTGCCGATCGCCGGGTACGCCTGGTCCAGCCAGCCGCGCCGCCTCCAGCCGTGTTTGCCCATCACCTGAAAGACGTTCCCGTCCGGCGGGCACTTCCTCATCGCCTCGTCGTACTTCTTCCTGCGCTCGATGAACTCCGGCGGCAGCGTCGTCACCTTCTCGTCGTTGAACCGCTTGATCTCGACCTCGAGCGCCGCCTTCTCGGCCTTGAGCTCGTCCGTCAGCAGCCGCTCGCCCTCAAGGAAGTCCTCCGCGATGGGGTTCTGCGGGGTGCCGCGCCCCCCGAGGAACGCCTCGTTGGGGTAGGGGCAGGTGGAGACGGCGTAGTAGCCCGCGTCGAAGCGAAGCATGTCCAGCATGCAGCGAAGCGCGTTCGCCGGGGGCAGCGTGTCGCTGTCGAGGCTCCAGCAATGGTCGGAGCCCACCCTGCGGGCCTCCGAAAACGCGGCGCCCCGCAGGCGGGCAATGAGCACCTGGGCTTTCGTCTTATAGTTCACGTCGTCCTTGTTCTCCTCCGCGACGTCCAGATGGACGACCGCCCAGTGGTCCGGCAGGGCGTCCTTCCACGCCTTGACGGCATCCTTGACCTGCCTGCTGTTGTCGCCCGCGATGATGGCCGTCCCGCTGCCCGTGTAGCCCGCCGCGCTGAGGTTCGCCGCCACGCGCCGCCCCAGCGTCTTCATTGCGTAGCAGTAGTTGGCGGTCGCGGCGACGGTTACGGCGAGCTTCATGTGGTCACGGGGAAGGCTGGGAAGGCGACGAAGGGATTGGGCTCCATGGAGCTGCTCGCCGAATAGACCGCCGGAACAGTCTCGGCCGCAATCCCCTGCCCGCTGGCGATTGAATAGGTCGAATGCACGGTGTCAAAGGTGGATTCGGTCGTCCCTGTGTTGGAGAAGCTGTCGCAGGTCGTTATGCGCAGGATTCCCACGGTCAGCGTACCCTTGGTCGAGGTCGTGCTGATCCAGTCGAAGCCGCCAAAGGCGGTCGTCGAAAGCTGGTTCACATCGGTCGTCGGCACCGTGCCGGTCAGGATGTACGTCTCCGTCCCCGTCGGCACGGCCAAGGAAACGGAAGGCCAGCCCGAGCCGGTGGCCTCCATCGATGCCGGGCCGCTGATGTTTGTCCCCACCGAGTTGTCGGCCCCGAAGCTGGAGGGCGTCGGCTGCCAGCCCGGCGGGATCGTCGAATCCGTGACGGAGAGCATGGATTCAAAGGTGATCGTCGCCCCGCCGGGATCGACAGCCGAGGTGAAGGTCTGCGCCGCCTGCGCGCCGCTGGCGTAGGTCGAGGCCGAGGCGTTGGTCTGGCCGATTACGTCCACCCCGGAGGCAATCTGCGTCGTCGAGTTGGTCACGGTAACGATCGACGTCCCGTTCACAAGCTGGACCGTCTGGGAGGACGAGTAATCGCCCCCGCCTAAGGAGATAGTCGCCGCCCCCTGCGGGTTGGCCCCATTGGCCGAAGGCTGCGTGTAGGTTACAAGCGTCGTCAGCGTGCCGCCAGCGCCCGTCGTCACGAACGTCCCGTCCGTCTGCGTGAAGACCGCCGTTACGCTCGTGCCGACATTGTAGGCGAAGGAACTGGAGACCGTCTGCTGGCTGCAATAGGTGAGGGTCGTCGTCTGCGCAGTCAGATACGTGATCGTCTCGGAGACGGTGCTTGTGAGGGGCAGCGCGGCGTCCACGGTCGTCCCTGTCGTGCTGCCGAAGGTCGTTGTCGTGGTCGTCGCCGCCGCGCCCACGGCATAGGTGGAACTCGTGCTGGCGCTGGTCGTGTAGGTGGTGGTGGTCGATTGGTAGCTTGAGGCCGACGTGTAGGTGACGGTTGCCAAGGTCGCCGTCGGGTTGTAGCTGCCGACAGGTACGGTCATGCTCCCGAAGGTGAAGCTGATGGTCGTCTGCGTGAACGAGACACCCACAGCAGTAGGGTCGCCCGGTCCCGCCGCCGTGAGGCTCCAGAGCCAGTCGGTCGAGGCCGCGAGGACAACGGTGTCGCCGAGGACGAACTGGTTCGCCGCCGAGGACGTGCCGCCGACGGTGGTAGTGACGTTGGCGGTCGATGTCACGGAGACCGTAGCTGAGTAGGTGCTGGACGACAGGACGGTCGTCAGCGCCGAATAGGTGGTCGAGGTCGGCGTCCCGGTCGTTGTCTCCGTGAAGCTCGTCGTCGAGGTGTTGGGATAGGTTGCACCGGCCGTCGAGGAGGCAGTCGTGACGACCGGGGTGTTTGTGGTCGAGGTCTGGGTGGAATAGACGTAGCTCAGCGTGAACGTCGGTGCCGCGTGGCTGAAGAACGTCGTGTGCGTCGAGGTCCCGTTGACGGCCGTCGTGGCATTCGTGAAGCCCGCCGAGTTCGTGAGGTTCGAGATCGTGAGGGCGCTGAACTGCGAATCGCTGTGCGTGGATGTGCTGCTGTTGACCGGCCCGAATGAGGTCGAGTTGCTGCCGACGCCCGTCCCACTCTCGATGTGGACGAACGTCACGTTTTGGTACACCACGAAGTCCTGAACGGAGGACCACTCCTGCGTCGCGCCTGCCTCGCTGGCGGTGGCCGACATGAAGCTCGAAGCCGTGGACTGCGACGCGCCGACAGGGGTCTCCGTGAAGACGGTCGTCGAACCGTTCACGGTCGCGCTCGAACTCTCGGTCGAACTGTAGCTGGACGTCCCGGCCAAGACCGCCGCCCGCGTTGTCTCCCATGTCCACATGGCGCTAGACCTGCTCGATCAGCCAGGTGTACCAGTTGTCGAACGGAAGGGTTCCAGGCGCCGGGCTCGCCTTGTTCGTCTGGTACTGGAGCGCCCCTATTGCGAAGAGGCTGCCCGGCGCGATGCAGCGGAACCAAGTGCCCCCTCCCGCGCCGTTCGTTATGAGGATGCCAACGAGGAACGAGAACGACGTCGGCGGCTGGCCCATGTTGACCGGGATGGCTGCGGGCGCGCTGGAGGCGAAGTTGAGGGCCGCGCTCGCAATCTGGCCAGAACTCGCCGTGCAGTCCAACTGGAGGTAATAGGTCGTCGAAGGCGTGAGCGTGAAAGTGCTGGCGTAATTGGAGGGCAGGAGCCCGCTCATGGTCCCCGGCTGGACGGTGAAGGACGACGTGCCGGCAGAGATTACGTCGAATGGATAGACGGCCGCACCCGCGCCACCGCCGCCCCCGGAGACGGGGCTTAGTATCTGGTCAATCTGGCGGTCAAACTGCGTCGGCAGGCGGTCGGGCGGATAGACGAGGCGGTTGACCGCGAAGTCGTTCGCCAGCGAGTCGAAGTCCATCTCGATCTCCCTCCTCGACCTTTCAAGCGGCGATTCCATCAGAAGCTGTAGGTCGTCACGATCGACTCATAGACGATCACGCCCGCGGTGCTGACGAGATACACGCGGTTCTCGACGTCGATCGTGGTCGAGCCCGAGGGCGGCGCCGACGGCGTGGATGCGCTGATCGTGTACGAGTAGGCGCTTACCGGGATGTTGTTGAAGGTGGCGCTGCCCCCGCTGCCGCCGGTCGCGCCGGAGAGGTAGCCCGTGCATCCCTGCTGGCCCCCGACAGGACTCCCGCCGTTCGGGGTGTAGCCGTAGTTGATCGACGCCCACGCCTTGACAGTGAAGGGCGTCGTCGAGACCTGCGTCGTGGGATAGGTGTAGGTCTGCGTCGCCAGGATGTCCATGTTGACCGGAGGCACGAACACCCAGCCGGGATTTGGGGACGTGAGTTCAATCTGCCCCGGCATGGAAAACTTGATGCGCCGAAGAAGGGCGATCCCCACCGGCGGCTTCTTGTACGTCGCCCTGTTGACGACGTAGCCCGGCCCCTGCGTCTGCTGGAGATCGATGAGGTAGGCCGTGCCGCTTCCGGGATAGGATGGCGTGGTGGCCGTCGCCGTGTTGGTCGTCACCTCATAGAGGAGCGCGCCGTCGGATTCCCCGCGGGTCGTGATGTTCGTCTGGCCGTTGCCCTCGGCCCAGCGGTAATCGTAAACGAGCCACCCGTTCTCGTTGCGGGTTTCCTGCTCGACCAAGACAACGGTGCCCCCGATGGTGGCGCTCGGCGTTGACGGAGCCGTGCCGAGGCCGACGATGCGGTAGCGGACGAGGGCGGCTGTCTCAACGGTGTCCACCTCGGAGAAGACGGTGCCCGCGCCCTTGACCCATACCGTTTTCCAGAAACCGTAGCCTTCCGCATCCTCGTACTGCTTGTCCACGAGCACCGTCCCCGAGGGGCCCGAGGTCGGCTGGATGGTTGCCCCTGCGGAGACGATGTAGCGGTAGGTCGTCCGCGTGACGCCGTTCGTCCCGGTGTCCACCGATTGAATGTATTCGGTATCGACCGACACCTGCGCCCCTGACGCGCCCCCGGCGGACTCGGCCCACTTGTAAGTGTACATGACGGTGCCGTTCTCGAACCGCGTGCCGTTCCTGACCTCGGTCGAGATGAGCGCGAGCGTGCCGCCGATGGCCGGGGACGGCGCGGACGGCGCGGAGTTGATCGCCGTGATGGTCGTTATCTGGAGCTTGTCGTTCAGGCGAATCTCGACCTCGGTTGCGATGGTGCCTTGGCCGGAGGCGTAGGTGCCGGTCCACGTGCGAAAACCGTCGTCCTCGGTGTATTCGATGACGATCTCCTCGCTGCCTCCGGGACCCGTTATCGGGTTAGAGCTGCCGGGGGCCGCGATGTATTTGATGGTGGTTACGGTTATGCCTGTGGTGCCTTGGTCTGGTGAAAGGCGGTATTCCGTCTGCAGCGAGATTTGGCCGAGGCCCTTGGCGAAGGTGTACGAATATACAGGCAACCCTCCCGGGTGATCCACCTTGGCGTCGATGAGAACCGCGCCGCTCGGAGTCGGCGGGACTTCGTTCACATAGACGAGCGTCGTAAGGACCAGCGCGCCGTTGAACTTGTCGGTGATCGTCTGCGAGATTAGGCCATGAGAAATATAATGGCGGTCGATGTGCTGGAGCGTGCCGTCGTCGGTGCGGATTTCCTCCTTGAGCACACAGACGACCCCGTTCTCGGCCGTGAATGTTGACGTTCCGGGCGTAAGGAATGTCGGGGTAACTCCAGCAACCGAGGCCGAGAACTGGAGGCTGTGAACGGTTGTCTCGGTAAGACCATCCTCGTCGATGGTCGTGTCGGGGTCCCCTACAATGATTTCGCTGGTGGCCGGGATGGTTTCGTAAACGCGCCGCAGAATCGGGAACTTGGTGGTCGGGTCGTCGGTATTGTTTCCGTTCTCGTCGAAGCTGCCGCTGAAGTCCTGCTTGATGAGGCGCAGGTTCGAGTACGAGGTTCCTTCCGACGCTGGCACGGAATCCACTGAACCCCATGGGAGCAGGTACGCGGATAATCCGGGCTGATTTCCTGACGCGGTGGGCGACTTCGCAACTTCCACGAGTACGTCGTAGGAACGGACCAACTGCTGTCGCAAATCGGGTAAGATTTTTACCGCAGGTGCACGATTCCGTAAATCTGGAATTTTATATGCAGGCATTTTATGCGGCCACGACCCAATCAATGTCTTTCGGGCTCATTCCCAAATGGTTTTTTATCCACCCAGCCAAGGCCCAGCGTCGGCGTGAAATATTCTTCTGGTATTCGCGCTTTTCAGGTGTTCTAGCGGCGAGGCGCATTTTGGCCTTGGCCTCCTCACTATGCTTCCTTCCGCGCATCGCAAGGGACATATTCATGCGGTGCACCATATCAGGGAAATACCCCTTGTGCGCTTCACTAAGCCTGCGTCTTTGCTCCTCTGTGAACTTATGGCCAGTCTTGGCCGCAACCATCTTGGCTATGTGCTCCGGCGAAAGTTTTTTTCCTTTGTGGGCCGCGCTCATCCTCTCTCTCGCATCGCCCGCCCAACGGGCCTCGGTGATCTTTTGCCGCACTTCTGGGGATAGGACAACCTTCTTTAGCGCGGCGACGTGCCTTGCACGCGCTTCAGGGGTCTTAGACCGGCGCCTTATCTCGGCCAGCAGTTCTGGTGAACGCGCCTTATTGATCGCGGATTGCAATGCGCCCCTTTCGGGGGTGTAAGCTGCCTTTGCGGAGGCACTCATTTTGGCCCGAGACTCTGCCGAATGTTTGTACCCGACCCGAAGTTTTGCCGCCGCCCTGACGGCGGCCAATGCTTCCGGGGTTAATGGCCTGCCGCGTTTTTTCGCAGCCATCCTTTCGACCACAGCGGGGTCAAATTTGTACCCAAGCATGCTGCCAGCGGCGGGAGCCAAATTATATCCACTCGCCTCGTTTAAGGTGTCGTACGATTCGATTTGTTCCTGCTCCTTCGATATACACTCGACCGGATCACACCGCACCAGCACCTCGAAAAGAAACGAATCCTCACCGTATTTATTCCAAGCCGCCTGAAGGTATTTGTTCTCGTGTGTGCCCTTCCTGAGCCTGTGCCTGTGTTTGGCCCATCGACTTGAAAAACTAAGGGCCGCGCTGCCGATATACCTTTTCCCGTTCACGCTGTTCGTGATCGCGTAAACCCCGGTCTTGCGTAGGTCCTCGGCGCTGTAGTTTGGCACGCCCCCGCCATGCCACGAACGGCCCGTTATTACAAGTTCCCATCAGTTCCCATCCGTGATTATTGGTTGACAACGGATAATCGCCGTTAATAACGGAAACCACTATGGTATCCGAACCGCGGGTTAGCTCCGGTTCTGCTCCAGCGGCAGAACAGCCACCGGCCCCAGCTCCAGCAGCTCCGGCAAGTTCATTGCAGACATCCCAGGCAGAACAAGAAAAGGCGACGATGGCGCTTCTCGGGTCAGCGAATAATCCGAAAGGAATTTTGGATCTCGTCAAAGACCTGACAAAGCAGGCGCCACGAAAGGACCCCCCTCCGACCCCGGAGGACGGCACGTTCCCGGTTGAACCCGAGACGCCAGCCGCCCCGGAAGCCGCACCAGCCACGCCCGACGCGGGGACTCCCCCGGAAGGCGAGCCAGCGGCCCCAGCGGAAGGGGCAGAGCCCGCAGAGCCATCCGCGCAAGCGGAACCCGACCCAGAGCCCGAACCGTCCGGCGAGGTAACACCCGTCAAGGCGGACAGGGCGCGCATCCGTCTCAACGAGAAGGATGAGGTCGGTCGGCTCGCAGCAGCCTACCAGATACGGAACCGCGACTGGACCCTCGAACAGTGTCTCGCGGCGGCGAAGGAAAAGCTCGGCGTATCGCCAGCCACCCCCGCAGCCACGGCACCCGAGGCCCCCGCGCCCGTAGGCGACCCCAAGCTCCCGCGCACGATCAGCGAGGTTGACTCCACGATCGAGAAGCTGGAAGCCGATAAGGTACAGGCAGCCAAGGACATCGACATGGCGAAAGTCAGCGAGATCGACGTCCAATTGCGCAGGCTCGACCGCCAGAGGACCGCCCTTGAAAGGGCCGAGGAACGCGGAGCAACGCAGCAGGCAGCGGCCTACGACCGGCAATTCGCCGACTCGGAAGCCCGCGCCGCAGAATTTTACCCGTTCGTCTCGGACAAGGACAGCCCCCTTCGCCAGCGCATGATCGAGATCGAGGAATCACTGGAGGCCCTTTCGGACCCCCTGTTCCACGACCCGAACAAGCCGCTCCTCATCGCCCAGATGGTTGCGAAGGAAAACTCCATCGCGCCCAAGAAGGCATCTGCCGCCAGAGTCGCCGCGCCGGCCCAGCCCGCGGCACCGCGCCCGCCGCCCAAGGGGGTCCTCCCCTCCGGGTCGTCGCGCTCGGCCGCAGCCCCGCAAGTCAACCCCGTTGACGCGACCATTTCCTCTATCAAGACCCAGGGTGACGTCCAGAAACTCATGAAGTCGCTAGGTGTAAGGCAGTTCTAATCACCCGGTTAAGGCATGGAAGTGAACGCTAAGACGGCCCTCACACGGAGGGATTCCGTGCATCCATCAGCGTTTCACTTCCATGACAAATTTCCAACTCGGCACACCGAACACAGGCTTGGCGCTCGCCAACATGAGCCCGGCCTCGGTGCGCCAAATCTGGCAGAAGGTCGTCGATGTCTTCGAGCAGTCCGAGGACTTCTGGCAGCAGTTCGAGGGGACGAGCAAGCACTCGCCCATCTGGGTCATCAATGACACCGCGGTCGGCAAGGGCCTGACCTTCAACGTGACGGCGCGCGCGGGCTACTACGGCCCGGGCAAGCTCGGGGACAACCTGTTCAACGTCCAGAGCGACTTCGAGACCGACGTCATCAACAACAACCAGATGGTCGCCGACTATCTGAGGAACGCCACCTCGATCACCCAGCGCACCGACGAGTATCTCGGTATGCAGGGCGAACTCGCCTCGGGCCAGGCTGAGGAGCTTGGCAAGTGGATGGGCCGCGAGAAGTCGGCGAGGGTCTTCATGACCATCCGACTCCTGGGACAGGCGAACAACTACTTCAACTCCAACGGCAAGTCGTCCGTGGGCGTACTGAAGACAGCCGACGTCCTGACCTACAACGACATCCTGATGATGGGCCAGGCCCTGAAGCCGAAGGGTGGCACCCCCTGCGAAGTGGGCACCATCCGCGGCACGCCGGTACGCAAGTACTGCGTCGTCGGGACAACCCCGGGCCTCTACGGGCTCAAGCAGGACCCGAACTACCAGCTCATCCTCCAGAACGCGGCCCCCCGCGAGAAGTGGGACGAGAACCCGCTCTTTCAGGGCGGCTACGCGGAACTGGACGGCCACTCCATCCGGGAGTACAACCCGGTCGACGCCGACGGCTACGCGGTCGCGGGCTCCGGGTTCAACCCGAAGGCTTACCTCGGGACCGCCATCACGGCGGGGACAGCGGCCTTCGCGGTGGCGGGCGGCGGCTCGGCTGCGGCTGCTGCGGTCACGACCACGCAGTACTTCAGGTACTTCGGCAACTACGCCTTCCCGTTCACGTCGCTGAACACGTACTCGCCGGGCTCGGCCGTGCAGTACTTCCTCGTCATCAACGCGCCCAGCGATCCCTTCGGCCCCGGCGTCTCGATGTACGCCTACACGACCGGCAACAACGGCAACACGATCACGATCACGCAGCGCCTCGCGGCGGTGCAGAATGGTCCGGTCGCGCTCCAGACGGTCGGCAACGTCACATGGAACACGGGCGCATGGGCGGGTCTCTGCAACGAGAACCACTCCATCGGATCGACGATCGTCCAATGCAATGCCTACGGCGTGCCGATCGGCCAGACGGTCATGTTCGGCTCGGGCTTCATGCTCCGCGGCTACGGCTCCATGAGGAACCAGCGTTCCCAGTGGGTCGTGGACGGCGGCTTTGAGACCAGGAAGTACATCACGTCCGTCTTCGGCCAGCAGCTGCGGCAGAACACGAACGGGACCTATCCCGGCTTCGTCTGCATGACGCACGCCCTCTCCTACCCGGAGCTCGGCCTGCCGGCGATCACGTAAGAGCCTTGTGGCCTTATCGAGCCCCTCTGCAAAGGGGGGCTCCATTAAGGGCATAGGCCCATACGAACCATGCGATTCCTATTCTCCGTGCCCGGCTCCCCCGTTGTCGGGGGCATGCGAAAGGGCGACTATGCGTGGAACCCCAAATATGGGAAGTTCCTCTACAAGGGCGAGCCGACCGACATCAAGGACTTCGATACCGTCTCGAAACTCTGCTTCGGCTCCCCCCTCTGCAAGATCCTGCCGCCCACGGTCTGCCGGTGCCCTGACGATCCGCCGGAGGTTCCCCCTGTCGGCCTGGGTCTCGAGCCGGAGGAGGACATCGGCAAGGCCCTTGAACTGGTCGAGCGCCTTGCCCCCCACCGCCTGAAGGCCAAGACCGGGCCGAAGCCAGCCCTGGCGACCGCGTGAAATGCCCGGCCTCACAATACAGCAAGCCGCAAACGACCTCCTCTCCAAGCTGGGGATCGAGGGGACCGACCCCACCGTAGCCCCTACGCTGGCCCAGCAGGACGTCATCATCGCCCTCAACTGGGCCGGGCAGACGCTCCAGCGGGCCGGGCAGGATTACTTCACCCGGGCGATGCTCACGGTGGGCCTGTCGGCGGGGACCGGAATGTACGCCATCGCCCAGCCCATCCAGGAGGTGCTGGGCCCGATTCGGCTCAACGGGCAGGTGCCCTTGAACGCCCTGCTTTCCCGCGGGGAACTGGACCAGTTCGCACGCATCTTCCTTGGGGAGACGCTCTACGGGACCGATACCGGCGTCCCGATCGCCTACTGGGTCGAGTACCTGAACAATCAGGCCGGGCAGGGGGACATTGAGCAGATCAACATCTACCTTGCGCCCACGCCAGGTGCCTTGGGGCCGGTCGTCCCGCTCCCCGGAACCATCGTTGTCGAATGCGTTTACGCATGGACCAACTACGACGTGGCCTCCATCGGTTCGACGAGCGTGCTGCCCATCGCCCGGCTGTACACGGAGTCCATCTTCCTCCCCTTGGCAAGACGGGCCATCACCCGCAGCAGCCAGTTCAGCCGCAAGGACCTGCTGGCGCAGATCGAGGCCGACGGCGACGTTGCCATGCAGACCCTTGGGACGGGCGGCGGATTCCCGAACGTGCTCCAGCCCGAACCTGAACGGAGGGTCACGGCATGACGACCGTCCAGTACCTTGAGCGCGTGGCCCGCAGGACGAAGCAGGGGCTCCTTACGAGCCTTTCCCTGACGGAGCAGAACGATGTCCTTCAGGCGGCAAATGCGGCCTTGATGAGGCTCTACAACGCCCTCCCTGAGTACCTGCGGGAGCAGACGCAGGGGTTCACCCTGGCGGCTCCGGTCACCCTCACCAACGTCTCGGTCACGGCGGGCTCAACGGCGCTCTCGACAGGGATCTTCAGCCCGTCGCAGATCGGCTGCTCGGTGCTGATCGCGGGCGACCCGTCCTACAACCAGGTGCTTGGCACCTCCCAGCTCCGCAACCCCTACAACGGGCCGACCGGGGTTGCGGCGACGATGACCATCTACGGCGACGCCCTCTATTCTACGACCTACCCATTTGACCGGGTTATCGGCAACCCCACGTACACGAACACCGGGCAGGTCTCCCTCTCCCCCATGAACATCGGCCGGCAGAACGGGGAGGCCAACTGGATTCTCAACACCGGCCCCGCCATGCCGCGCGCGTGGTGGATGCAGTACCTTGGCAACTCGCAAGGGGCGCTCCCCGGGGCGGTGCTCAAGTTCCTGCCCTTCCCGGATCAGGCGTACCCGATCAAGATACGCATGTCCTTCTGGCCGCTTCGGCTCCTCCAGCAGGACATTCAGGCGGCGACGACGCTCACCGTGCCGGACCAGTTCCTCGAGACCGCGCTCATTCCCATGGCGGTCAAGGATCTCATGGGCACCGCCTCTTGGAACTCGATTTCCAAGGAAAGCGATGCCATGGTTATACAGAGTGACAAGGACGCCATGTACTTTCTGAAAGACCAAATCGCCGACCCGGCTGCGCCTGCAAACGGTGTTTACTGCCCGATCGGTTTCTAAACACTCAATCATCACCTACCATGGGAGCACCAAAAACAGTATCCTTCCGCGCCTTGGAAACCGTGGCGACGAACCTCCCCGGTGAGGGCGACGCCGACTTCATCAGCGATACCAATGTCCACTACGGCAGCTGGTACGGCTTCCTCGCCACGGCTGCGGTCTCGGGCTGCGACCTCACGGGCGGGAGCATCAGCGGCACCGTGACCAGCGTCCCCATCCCAGCGGGAGTCTTCATTGCCGGGCGCTTCAGCTACATCAAGCTCGCGGGGGGCAGCGTCGTCGCCTATCGCAACCCGACGCAGTCCAACGCTCCGACTGGCACAGTTCCATCGACCGATCCGCTCTAAGCGCATGATGACACGCCCGGGAAGCGTCGTATATAACCCTCCACAGGCCGTGTCTGACAACACGCCGACGGTGGACCCCGGCGTTGATTCCATCTCGGACCTCATCAATGTGTCCACGGTCGCGCTGACGCCGCCCGTCATCAAGATATGGGTCGAAACCGCTACGGGCCTGACGCACGTCTCGAAGCTGTTCGCGGACGGAGGCGGCAACGTGCTTCCGGCGGACTACAACGCGCTAACGCCTAGAAGCTGGTACGACTCCACCCTCTGAAATGAAACACAGAATCCTGAACGCCCTGGCTTGGCTCGTCGTCCTGCCGCTCACGCTCCACGCCGTTTCCGTGGGCGACTACCAGGTGTCGCAATGCACGAGCGCGTCGGGGTCGCTGCCGGTCTGGGCCATCCGCACGGTGACGCCTGCGGCAAGCGCGTACTCGCTGGCGGGGTTCGACACGACCAAGACCCCCGGAAACTTCACGTTTGGAACGGGGCTCACGATCAGCGGGACCGGGCCGAACTACGTGATCAGCGCGACGGAGAGCCCCGGTGGTGCGACGTGGGGCGACATCACAGGCACGCTGTCGAACCAGACGGACCTGCAGACTGCGCTGAACGCGCGTGCGCCGGCCACGCCGGGGGCCTCGGGGTCGGTTCTCTACACGGTCAACCCTGCGAATACGACAACGGCCAACTTGGACTCGATCACCGCGACGGCCTCGACCGACCTGACGCTGAACGCGGGGAGCGGGAACCAGAACGTCAACCTGCTTTCCAGTGGTACCGGAAACGTCATCGCCAACCTAAACGGGACCTCAATAACGCCCGACACCCAGGGCTTCATAGTAGTAGGGCCAAGCGGCGCTGTGGGCATCATGGCCGTCTATTCCTACGGGGGCACTGCCGGTCAGGATTTCAACAGAGCGGACGGTACGCCCGCTTCCCCGTCCGCCGTAGCCAGCGGCGACATCCTGTATGGGGTCGCAGTTCATCCTTTCGACGGAAGTTCATACTCGTCGGTGGCCGGATTGTTCAACCAAGCCGCAGAGAACTTTGGGCCCAGCAATCATGGCAGTACCTGGTTTCTAACTGCCGCACCAGTCGGGCAAGCCACCAATAGCACAGTGCTTTTGGTTAATGGAAACGGGAAACTTCAACTATCGCCGCCGACTGGATCAAATTCTTCAGCGTGGGGAACTTCAGGGTGCTCAATTAATGTGCTTGGCTCGGTCATCAGGGACAATACGTCGTCGGGAACGGTTGCCAGTGCCGTAGCGACATCGTTTCAGTCCCCGACATTCTCAGCCTCGAGCGCGACCACATATACGGATGCTGCGAACGTATACATAGCCAGTGGGCCATCGGCATCCACCAACGTCACCATAACGAACCGCCACGCGCTCGAGGTCGTTGGTTCGATCTCCGCGACCTCCTCGATCACCGGTCTCGCGGTTTTCGCATCGGCGCTAGGGACCGCAGCCACCTCGGTCGGCATTGGCGGAGGAAATGTGAACGCCGGCGGAACGATCATCTCGGGCGGACAGATAACCTCGGGGGCGGGGATCACCACGGCGGCCGGCGTGACGAGCGCGGCAGGCGTCTGGAAGCTGGGCGCCCTCCGCAGCAGCACGGCCCTCGTCACGTCGACCACCACGGTCATCCAGATTGACGTTGGCGGGACGCTGTACTCGCTGATGACATGCGCCACAAACCCGTGAGAAAGCTCCTCGCCGCCCTCCTGCTCCTGCCGCTCGCGGCACTGGCCCAGGCCCCGGAGCACGTCCTTGGCCTCGTCAACCAGTAGTTCTCGCTTGACGGGATGAATGCCAGAGGGATACAGGGGTCCATGAAACGTTTCCTGCTTCTCTTCGCAGCCCTTGCCGCTCCCGCCCTTGCCGTTCCCCAGACCATCCGCCTTCAGGACGCCCTTGCGATGCGCGATGCGGTCGCCGGCGTGCTGAAGGGGCACGTCGTCGTCACACAGGGGGCGAAGGACCAGCAGCCGGTCGTGACCGTGGAGCCCTTCGACATCGGGACGCCGGCGCTGATCGCCCTCGGCCACGACAAGCGCGCCCTCTCGGACGCCGTGCAGGCCTACGACGACTTCCGCGGCCTCGTGCAGTCCCAGAACGGCATCACCGGCCGGGCCGACGATTCCCATGAGTCCGTCGTGAAGGCCAACCAGCAGCTTACCGAATGGGTTGCGAAGCACCCCACCGTGAGCGTGGACCTCGAGCCCATCAGCCTCGACGATCTGCAGCTTGCCAAGAACAAGTTCGACAATGACGCCGTGTTCGGGGTGCTGGGCCCCATCCTGAAGACGAAGTGACCCGCGCGGACATCATCGCCCTTGTGGCAAAAGCCGGCATCCCGAGGATGCCGGACTTCGGCGGGATGATCTACGCTGTCCCGACCCGCGCTTGGCTTTCCGGCCCCTTCTACGACTACCTGAAGAAGGTGCTCTGGAACTTCGGGACCGACACATGGGCCGTGAAATGGGAGTGCCGCGACTTTTCCCGCGCCTACGCCACCTTCGCCCAGGTCTGCAATGCGCTCACGGCGGGCACGCCGGACAAGGCCGACGCCCTTGCGGTTGGCGAGGTCTGGTTCCTGCCGGACGCCTCCCGCGGCATGGCACCCGGCTCCGGCCACGCGATCAATGCGGCGATAACCGAAGGCGGCCTCATATTCCTCGACCCCCAGAACGACCAGGAATGGGCCATGACCCCAGACGAGAAGGCGTCGATCTACTTCTTCAGATGGTAAAAATCGCCATCCTATTCCTGCTCGCGCTCGGCCTATCAGGCTGCGTATCCTCGCTTCCCACGGCCCCCGCCGTGCAGTACGCGGCGCCCCCGAAACCATGAGCCCCAGCTTCCTCACGGACTGCAACGGCAAGCCGAGCCACACCCGGCTCCTCGTCATGATTTGCGTGCCGCTGCTCGTGCTGATTCCGATGGTCGTCTGGGCGCTCTTGTCCATCAGGCATGGGGTGATGGTCGTGTTCGAGCCCACCGTTCCCCTCTATGTCGGATCAGCCTCGAGCATCGTGCTCGGATATGGAGCGTTCAAAGCGTACCAAGAGCCGGTCGCCCCGCCTCCGGCCCCAAAAATCCTTCCATGAAAACATCCCGCATCACGCTAGTCCTCGCCGTCGGCCTCCTTGCGCTGACCGCCTGCAATACCGCGCAGCTCGAGTCCTCGGGCGCTTACATCGCCGCCGAAGCCGCCACCACGGCAATCCTCCAGAAAAACCCGTCCGTGCTGCCGGTCGCCAAGGCGATCGTCGCCGACTGGGCGGCCTTCCAGGGCGGCAAGCTGACGGCCGCCGACGAGGCTTCGCTGCTCCAGCAGATCGTCGCCGCAACCAAGGGAAGCGTGACGCCCACCGAGGCTGCGCTTCTCGACGGCGCCGTCCAGCAGGTCTTGGCCAACCAGAACGCCACGGCCCCGACACCCCTGCAGGGTGCGGCCGGCGCGATCATTCAGACCGTTGTGAACGGCATGGCGCGCGCCATCACCGTCTACACGACGCCTGCCCCGGCCTCATAGAGTGGTGCCCACCCCGCCGCTCGACATCCTCTGCGCCAGGCTCGGGGAGGTCTGCTACGAGCCGGACTTCCTGCTGCACCCGGGCCGCGTGGGTCTGGCCGGCGCGCAGGGCCTTGGGCGCACACTCGTCGACCTCGTGATGGGCAATGACCCGGGGCTCGGAATCGTGCCCTTCGGCCTCATCACGGACGGGCCCGCGGGCAAGATTTGCACCGTCCGAGGCACGCAGATGCCCATGGGTTCGATGGAGGAATGGCTGGCCGATTTCCATGCGTGGCTGGACCGCTGCCCGCTGGCTCCGGGCATCCGATGGGAGCGCGGCTTCGCCTCGGTCTCGGAAAGCCTCTACGTGGGCACAGGGATGCCCTTGGCGGCCTACATGGTCAACAAGGGCATAGAGGTCATCAGCGGGCACAGCTTGGGCGGTCCTGCGGCCACCAACATAGCCGCAGAGGCGGGTACGGACGCGCTCATCATCATCGAGTCCCCCAACCCGGGCGACGCCGCCTTCGCGGCCTACGTGAACAGCCGGGTGAAGGCTATCCGCTCCTACTGGAACCCGAGGGACCGCATCGGTCAGGTCCCATACGATTTCAACCTGTTCGCCCCCCTGCTGGTCGAGAACTTCGTGCCGGTCGCCCCCAAGATCCTGCTGGACCCGAAAGCGGTCACGCCGCCTGTAGCCGACACGCTGTGGGAGAACCACAACCTGACGAATTGCCGCAGGATGATGGAAGCCCTCGCCTAACGACATTTCCTCCATACTACGACTCCGGGGGACGCCCCGGCGATCGGCCCCCTCTCGGACGCGGGAGGGGGCCTTTTGCGTTTTTGGGTGTCAAAGCAACTTGCCAAGTTTTGATATTAAGTCTTTTTACGTAGCACAAAGCCGACCGCCGCACCCGCTTTGCAACTTGCGGACAATCCGATGGACTCTCACCTTGGCATGGAAAAACACCCCATGAGCCCACCGTTCCGTCTTGGTGACAATGAGAAGGTTATCCTAAACCAGCGAACACTCGTCGTCATTCTTTTCGCCATCGGGACAGCGGCCATCGCGTGGGCCGACCTGAAAAGCGACCGGACGCACGATCATAACGACTTGGTGGACCTCACCAAGATTGTGTCTGCAGACCATGACATCCTGATACGCCTGGACCAGCGAACGGTGTGGATCAGCGAGACGAAGAGCGGGGCGATTTCGGCAGGGGTGGGTCCAACGCAAGCGGGGGCGTCGGCTTTGGTCCCCGTCCGCTAGGCAAGACCCGGCAGCGGCGGAAACCCGCGCCCCTTGGGCTGGAAGGTGCCCCTTGGAGTCTCCGGGAGCGGCTGTTCGACCTTCCGGCAGTCCGCGCAGACGTGCTCCACGTGCTCGATCGTGGTCTCCGACACCCCCGGGGCCATGACCTGCATCTTGCGGGCAACGGCGGCCACGCTGCGCCTGCGCCCGTCCTCCCCGCAGCCGCGACTCCAGTCCTTGCAGAGGAACGCCCCGCAGCGGTCGCAGTAGAGGCTTATGGCTATCCGAAGGCTCACCGCGGGAGAGCCAAGGCGTCCCACTGGTCGCTTCCCTCGGACCCGCTGCACGCCGCGTACTTGTACTGCGCGCCCGAGAGCCGCGCCAGCAGCTCCTCGGTGAGAATCGCCTGCTTCTGGAGCTGGCCCTGGTTCACCTCCAGCATGAGGACCGGCCGGAAGCGGGCCAGGGTCTTTGTCGCCCCGTCCAGGATGAACGGCTCGAAGCCCTCGGCGTCGATCTTCACGAAGTCGAGGCGCTTGAACCAGCCGGGGTTCGCTGCCACGAAGTCGTCCAGCGTCACGGTCCTGACGTCGCCGGCCGATCCCTCGGTGGCCCGCGTCAGGTGGCTGGCCCCGACGTTGGCGTCCCTCTCCAGCCATGCCGTGCCTGTCGAATCCGAGAGCCCCGCATCGACTACCAGCACGTTGGGGTAGCCTGCCATGTTGCGGCGAAGGCACTCCGCGCTGTCGGGGTTGGGCTCGAAGGCGATGACCTTGCCGGTCGGCCCCACGAAGTCGGCGTAGGTCGCCGTGTGGTCGCCCAGACTGGCCCCCACGTCGATCACGGTCCCGCCGACGGGGATGTGCTTCTGGAAGGGGAGAAGTTCCCCCACCGCGATGTCGAGGCGGCGGTGGTGCTCGATCCATCGGCTGAGGTGGGTGTCGTGGCGCAGCACCCACCAGTTCTCGGCGGTCTGCATGAGGTTACTTTCGTTGTGCATGGCGGTTCTTCTTTTCGGCTAGCAGCGCGTCGATGGTGGCCGTGGCGTCCCGCTGCGAGAGGACGACGGCCTTCTCGCGGTCAAAGCCAAGCTGCGCGAGAAAGTGGAGCTGGTGGGGCGTCGCTAGGTCCATCCTGAACCTGTTCGTTATGCGGGCTATCATCTCCCTGGCGAGGCCGAAGGACGTAACCTTCTCCACGTCGATGCGCTGCCTTCTCAGGAAGTTGAGCATGCCCTCGGTGGGCGCCCTGCGCTCCAGTTCCGTCTCGGGTTCATACGACGCCATCTTCTCGTCCCCCAAGTCAACCGCCCACCCAAGGGGGTCGATGGTTCGCGCAGCCTTCGCCTTCTGTCTTTTCGCCTCCTTCTCCAGCGCGGCGATGAAGTCCCGCGTCGCCGCAGCCTCCATGCTGACGAGATCCAGCCCCTCGCCGCCCATCTCGGCCATGATCGCCCGGACCTTCGGGTGGGTCGTCACGAGGTCGTAGGGCTGGCAGATGTCGAGACGGTCGGACAGCCACAAGGGGTCCAGTAGGAGCGTATTGGGCTTTGCGCTGGCCGCTATCGCCGCCCGGCGCAGTTCCGGCGTCGGAAGGCCGTCCACGGTGCCGGGGAGGGTGCGCGTGCCCCGCCCGGTCTGCTGGCAGTAGCGCGAGCGCGACTTCGTTACCCGCCCGTGCATGATGCAGTCCACGTCCGGGAAGTCCACGCCCTCGGCGTAGATGGAGGCGTTGCAGAGGACCGTACCGGCCCCCGACGCCATGAAGTTTCGCGTTCGGATGTCGTCATCCTTCTCCGTGTCGCCGGATACCCATATTCCCTTCATCCCAAGGCGGTTCACGGCGTCGGCCAGAAGTTCCGCGCATTCAACGGACGGGACAAAGGCCATCGTCTTTCGGTCGTGCGCCAGGACGTAGAGCTGCTCCGCAAGGGCGTCGATCACCGGGACGATGTGCTTGCCGAGCGTGCGGTCGGTGAAGTCGCTCCCCTCGCTCGTCTTGCCGACCTTCACCCCCCGCACGTCGATTTTCAGCGCCATCGACTTCATTATGAGCGGCACCAGCCAGCCGTCGCGCACGGCCTCCGTGATCGTGTATCGGAACGCCAGCGCCTCGTAGAGTTCCCCAAGGGTGCGCCTGCCCATGAGGTCGGGCGTCGCCGTGACGCCGAGGACGTTCGCCTTGCGCTGGTAGGGGACACCTGGAAGCGGGGGCACCCAGCCGTCGTCGAGGCTTCGCGCCCCGTGGTTGAAGTAGTGGATGACCTTGAGCCAGCTTGGGCTTATGGAGTGGTGCGCCTCGTCGCCGACGACCAGCGAGAAATGCCTGTCCTCGAAGCCGAGAAGCCTCGCCTCGTTGCAGAGCGTTTGCACCGAGGCGACGACGACCGGGGCCGAGGCAGATGCGTAGTCGCCTGCCATCTCAATATCGACATCAAGCCCCGTCTCGCTGGCGATCCTGCCGGCCGCCTGCCGCACAAGGCGGTCACGGTGGGCGAGAATCAGCACCTTGCCGCCCTTGGCTACCTCGCGCTTGGCGATTGCGGCGAACACGGAACTCTTGCCCGAGCCCGTGGGCATGTCCACAAGCTGCCGCGAGAACTCCTTCCAGCCCGCCTCGACCGCCGCGATGCAACGCTCCTGATAGTCGCGGAGCACGATCCCCGGCGTGAAGTCCATGAGGGCCGAATCCTCGGCGTCCTCAATGGGCTCCGGCGGCTCCGGCTCCTCCAGTTCAAGGTAGGGCATGGGTGGGCCTCACGGCAGCACGGTCTGCTCCTGCCATCTGCCATCGTCGAGCCAGACAAGGATGAACTTGAAGTGCTTGAAGCGTCTGGCGGCGTCTTTGACGTTCTCGAAGCCGCCCCTAAAACTATGCGGCCCCTTGCATTCGTAGAACCATCCCTGCGGCCATTCGTCGCTCTCGGTCGGCGTCACGAAGAAGTCGGGCTTGTACCAATGGCCGTTCGAAATTTCGAGGCGCATGGCCTGCGGGAAAATGTTCTCCTTGGGCGTCCCTGTCCTGACGAGCCAGTCCATGAACTCCGTCTCCAGCTTGTTCATCAGCGGCTTCGTGGACTGGCGCAGGCGCTTCTTCACCTGCGCCATCGGCTTCGTGCCCGCCGTGAAGATGCGCTTGACTGCGGCCCGATCGTCGCGTGCGCCAAGTTCTGCGGCAACCTGCGCCTGGTAGCGCGCGGGCAGGTCGGCGGCGGATATGCGGTTCTTGCCACTCATCCAAAATGCAGCAGCTTCCTCGTCTTGGCCTTGAGATACGCGGCGAACCGGGCCTCGAAGAAGCCCTTGGCGGTCACGGCGCTCTTGCCCCCGAGCGGGATCTTGAGCGCCTCGCTCAATGCCTTCTTGATCTTCGTGCCCGAGTACGAGAGCGCAGGCCCCATCTGCTCCGGGCTGAGGACCGCCGTCATCTCGCGGTACATCCCCGCCGGGTCCACGACGTCGAAGCCGCTCGGCTCCTCGGAGAGGCGGGCGGTGCCCCCCTCGTAGGCGATCGGTCCGTTGGCCTCGATGCGTTCCTTTAGCAGCGCCGCGGCGTCGTCTATCGGCTTCGTCAGCGTCCTGCCGCGCATCACCCAGTCAACGAGCGTTGCGTCGTCGGGGGTCGCCCGGATGGTGCCCAAGGCTTCGGGCGTCAGCGTCATTTTCATAAGTTCGATCTCCTCGCGGATTGCGGGACAGTTTTGGCCCACGCAGTATTTGCATTGCGAGACGCCCGTTTCAACCTCCATCGGCCTGTCGAGGGCCGCATTGACCGCACTCTCCAGTTCGTCGCAGAGGGCGTCAAGGGCCTCCGCTCCGCTGATCTCGGACAGGCTCACCCGCTCGTCGAAGTCGTCGTCATTCCACGGCTGGGCGATGCGAAACTGGGACGCCATGATGCCATAGACCTTGCGGCGCAGGACTTGGTAGCCGCGCACCTGCCAGTTCTCGTCTGCGGCGTCCACCGCGATGCGGCCACACTTCCAGTCGAAGTCGCGGGCGATTGCGCCGTCGGGCGACGTGCCCGCGCAGTCGATGTGGCCGGTGAGGACAAAGCGTGGGAACTCGTGCTCAAGCTCCGTCTCGACCTCAAGCGCGTAGAAGGAGGGGATGTGCTCCTCCACCTGCGAGACGCACCAGGGAACGAGCCATTTGACGCTGTCCGTGAGCCTGTAGGCTGGCAGGATGGTGGCGATGTCGCCCAAGTCCGGCGCGGTCGCCTTCATCTCGCGCACGAGATGCTGGGCAATCATCCAGTGGAGCGCCGTTCCCTCCTTGGCGTCGTCGCCTCCCCTGCGCTCCACGATGGCCCGCAGCGTCCGCGAGCCGGGGCAGCGGATGAGGCTATCTAATTCACTCGCTCGAATGCGTGGTTTGTCGCTCATACCGTGTCACCTCCAGCCCAACGTCGTTGCTCCCCACCTGCCTGTACCCCGGGTGGCATTTCTGGCGCCCGAAGTGCTGGGCCGCCAAGAGGGAGGGGTCGCGCTGCTTCTCCTCGCGGCACCGCAGGGCCATGTTCTTAATCCACATGAAGTCGGAGCGGCAGACGGGCGGAACGTCCTTTAGCAGGTCGTCAAGCATGGCTTGGGCGACGACCGTGCAAGGGATGAAACCGTCGCTGCTCATATTCTTTGCTTGAGAGATACAGCCGTCTGCTCGATCTCGAACACGACGCCCGAACAAACGGGGATGGCATCACCTGACCTCCAACCTTGGCAGAAGGTCGCCCTGATCCCCGCCATGTTCGCCGTCTTGGTGATGAACGGCTCCGGCAGCTTGGCGACGTCCACGCTGGCAATCTTGAGGGTCGCACGCATGGCCACCCCCTGCGGCTTGGCTGCCACGGGTGCGGGGGCGTGAAGCGCGGCTTCAAGGGCGACCTGCGCCTGCGACTTCGGGGCCGGCGGCGGGGGTTCCTCCATCTCGGGCTCCGGCAGGTCCTCCTCCAGGGTGAGAGGGACGGACTCCCCTGCGGCAAGGCGTTTCCTCTGCTCCTCGGCCTCGGCTGCGTCGGCCTGCTCCTTGGCGATGCGGGCGGCTTCCGCCTCCCTTGCGGCCTTCTCGGCGGCAAGACGGCGCTCCCTCTCCTCCCTCTCGGCCTGCTCCCGGAGCCTGCGTATCTCGGCCTCCCTCGCCTCCTGCTCCCTTCTCACCCGCAGCCTCTCGGCCTCTATCCAGCCGACCTGCGCCTGTCCGAGCGCGGCCTTGGCCTTCTCGATCCGCTCCTCCGGCGCGGCAAGGGCAGCGTCGATCGCCCTTGTTGCGGCAAGGTGCGGCTCCTTCGCGGCGGCGCGGGCCTTCTTCAAATCCTGCCCGGCTGTCGTCACACGCCTTTGCAGGTCGCTCGCCATCTGGGCCGAGGCACCGTCTACGATCTTGAGGGATAACACGCGCTCCTCGATGCGGTCCAGAGCGGCCAGCCAGCCGCCATCCAGGAGCGGCAGATTGCCGGTGCGGATCGCGGGGACAAGCGCAACGATGCCGGATGCGCCTTCGGCCTCGGAGGGTTCTAGGTCGAGGGGCATTAGAAGGGAATCTCCTGGGTAAGCGGTTCCTTCGGCCTGCGTTCCTTCATCATGGCATCGGCTATCTTGTACGCCCGCCTTGCAACCGCGTCGGGCTCGCGCTCGCTGCCGACAAACTGCGACGCCTCGTAAATGGCGTGCATGGCGAACTCGTCGCGCAGGCGGCGGTCGAAGGATTCCTCGATGGTCTTCTGGCCTGCGTCGGCGGGGATGAGCGGCCCATTGGTGAGCGTCATTGAGTGGTGGTCGCCGGGCTCTGGCGTGCCGGGATCGGCGTGGGTCTCGGTTGCAGGCGCGGCCTCGACTTCCTTGAGCGGGCGGCGGGCGGCGCAGTAGGTGCCTGTATGATCTTTGCGGTTTCCGAGCAAATGCCAGATAGGCGACCCGGTGACATAAGAGCGAACCCATGCGCCGCCGGTCTCTTGCAGCTCGTCCCCCTCTTGAAAGTTGCCGTCCTCCGCCGTGAGCGGTCGGTATTGTGGCGTGTCCATGGCCTACGCCTCCAGCCCCAATCCGCCCCCCTGTTCCTGCTCCTCGGCCTTGGGCTTATCGGGCTCCTGCGGCGCGATGGGCGTGACCTTGGTCACGAGGGCGATGACGCCGTGGGCCTTTGAGCCGCGTCCCTCGACCTCGAGCGCCACGCCTGCGCCGTTCGCCCACACGGGGAGAAGCTCGGCCTTCACGCCGTCGGGACCGGCGACCATGCGGGCGCCTGCCATGTCGTACACCTTGCCGTCATAGAGTGGGGAGCGGATTTCCGCGATGCAGCCGGGCTTGCCCGGGCCGCCAATGTCGTCCACGACTGCGGAGACGATTGCGGCGGGGCGAATGGTCAGCTTCTCGCCCTTTTCAAGCGTGGTGCGCTTGCCCTTGGCTGGCGTTGCGGGCTGCGCAGGGGCGTCGGCAGGCTTCTCGGCCTTCGCGGGCTCCTGCGCGGCGGCAGGCGTCTCTGCGGGTGTCGCCGGGATGTCGATGGCATCCTTGGGGGCGGACGGCGGACGACCACGCTTGCGAAGGGTCGCCGGGTCGGGGCGGTCGGGGGCGGGCGTGACGTTTGTCGGCTCCGCGCCGGGCTGCTCCGGCTCCATCTCGTCCGGCACATAGACACCGAGCATCAGTTCCGGCGTGTGGCGGCGCGCCCAGATGCGGGCACCGATGTAGGACATCTGCTGGTCGGGGTTGATGGCAACCTGGCCGTTGCGGTTGATCTTCGTCGCAAGGGCGTGGGTAAGCTCGATCGTGCGCGGCTCGTCCTCTCCTTGAAGCGTGCCGGATACCGTGAGGACGCGGTTGCTGCCTTCGCCCTTGTAGTCGTAGGACAGGCGCTTCTTCAAGTTGCCGCGAGCGTTGACGACGGCACTCACGAGCTGCCCCTCGAACATCAGCTTGCCGCTGATGACGCTGGTCTTGTCGGCCACGGCGAAGGGGTCCATCTGCCAGCGTGCGGCCTGGAGGACGACGCGCAGGCAGTCGGCAGGGCTCTTTTGAAGGTGGGCCGGGAGGAGCTTGGCGTTTGCCATCCTCTCGGAGAAGTCGATGGCGGCGGCCATCGTTGACGGGATCAGGTCGTAAGATGCGACCGCGAGTGTGGAGTCTGTGTTCATATATTAGTAAGCCAATTTGTGAGCCTCAACCGTGCGTCCGTGCCGTTTTGTGGTCAAGCATAGATTTCCGGCCAAGCCTCTTTTCCCCTGCGGGCTTTCGGGGAGTCATGGGGAGCGGTAGAGTGCGGACACCCGCTCCGCGTAGTCGCGCATCTCGGGCGGGCTCCACTTCTTCAAGATCACCCTGACGGCTCCGCCCTCGCCCCCGTTCCAGCAGAGCGCAAGGTTGTAGGCCGACGGCTCAAGGCGCCTCTCCAGGAGCTCGTAGCGCAGCCGCACCAGCCGGGCGCGGGCAACGATGTCCGAGTAGGCGTCGTTCTCGGCGTGGGCGAACGGCAGGCCCCCGGCATCCTCGTCCCATGCGGCGCGTGTCATCTGGTACTTGCCGCGCTCCCCGTGCTTGCCCCGCCGGTGCGACCCGCGGACACGCTCGACCTGCGCGATGGCGGCAAGCAAGTGGTCAAGGTCCACGTTGGCCGTCAGCGTCAGCGGTGCGTGGATGGCGCAGGGGGCGGGTGTCACTGGCCCCCCTTCGCCTTGCCGCGCTTGGGGAGCGGGCCGAGCAGGGCGGTAACGGCGGCGCGGGCGTTGTCGTAGTACATTTCCCGCGACGAATCATCGCCAACGTCGAACGTCCACGATCCGCCATGAAGCGCCCTCGCCATCGCCTCCACATACCCCTCAACCGCCTCGGCGCGGAGGTCCAGAACGGCGACGGGCGAATAGTCTAACCCGCGCATGCCTTTTGGCCGCACGGTGACGACCTGCAATATCTGGAAACGACCGCCCCACCCATTGAGGAGGTCTTTGCCCCACATCCGCACGCTCCTGCCTCTGGCCGCTCGGGGGATGGGGCTCATGCGCGTGCCATCCAGCTCCTCTGGCTGGAAATCTTCTTCAGGGCGCGGCGCACCTCGGCAAGACGATCCGCTTCTCTTGGTGTCATCCCGCCGTTGTTTAGGAGGGTCTCCAGTTCTTTCTCCTCAGATTTCAGGTCTCTCTCTGTCATCGCATTCGGTTCGTGGTGTAGCTTCATAAACTCACTTCGGTTCGCCTGCGGGGGTGGTGCGGGTGGCTAGTAACTTCGGTACGCCGTTAACGGCCTTCTTAACCGTCGATTCGCCCACGAGGTTTAGTTTCACAATGGCGCGGTCCTTTACCTCGGAACGCTTCTTGCACCATAGGCCGGGAATCGCCTGTCCAGTGGTTTCCTCTGTTGCCGTGAAGTACCTTCCCGGTCCAAAGATGATGGATCTATTCTGCCCCGGCGTAACCCACCATTTGAAGCCGAAGTGCTCAAAAGGATGAGAACCGGAAACCTCTTTGCCCATAGGGGCGATCCGTACTTTATGCATTTTCGCGCTCACCCCTCCACCTCCACCCCTCTGGCCCTAAGCAAGGCCAAAACGCCTGCCTTGGCGAGCGTGGGGGCTGTTCCTCTGCAAAGTGTGTCCGGCAACCAAATGCACACCGACCATTTGCGGTGGTCGTACTGGGTGTCAATGTACACGCCTTCCTTCTCCAGCAGCTCGATTACGGCGGCGGGATCGGAGCAGTAGCGGGGACACGGCATGTGTTCACCGCGCTTGTCGTCGGGGTGCAGCCCGCAGGCAACGCCCGCAGTTGTGTGGCAATCGCGCCACCCCGCCACATGCTGCGCACACATCGCTTCGAGTTGGGCGTCGGTGGTCATGGCTCTACCCTCCTAAACGACATTACCCACACCCAGGGATTCGTATCCCACCCGAAGCCGCGCTTTGCGTTCAGGCTGTCCCAGAGTGAGGCATACGAATCGCGGGCGCTGTCCCTGTAGGCACGCCCACCGTTAAGGTAGCCGCGCCATGAGGGCTTATTTCGGAACGGATCTACGGCTAGATTCTCGGCATCGGGGGTTTTCTCAACACCCTCGGCCATCGCGCCTGACTCGCTGATGTCCTGCAACCGCTCAACACGGACCTCCGTGATTTCGAGGTGCAGGCGGCATGCCCAGCGGGGCATGAAGATCGACGGGCGCCAACCCATGCAATCAGACCTACACTCTGCGGCAAACTCAACAAGTGAGGGGTTTTTTGATCCTTCGGGATTCTCGTCGCGAAATGTCTCGCGCACCCAGAGCCGGTCGCCGGGCACGCCGTAAGGGCAAATATAGTGATCTGGCCCCCAAGCCCAATAAATCAGATCTTCATTGTCCATTAAGGTGGGCGTTCCTGTGGGCATTGGATCATCGAATCGAATGATCCGCCTGGTCTGCGTCTTGCTCCCGTCGAGCAGGGCGCGGATCATCGGACCGCTGAACAAAATCGGCTTCTCGCTCATTCGCGTGGAGGGCTGGGCTGGCGCGGGGCGGTCATGGCTATCATCCGCCCCCCTTGCGCCTGCCGAGCGGGAGTTTGCCGAACAGGGAGACTTTGGCCCTAACGAGACGGGTAGTTTCGCTCCAGTCTGGGTGCTCCACTCTCCACGCACGGGCATCTTTCCTAGTATGGAAAATGGGCATCTGCCAGTAGCCGCCTTCTCCCCACGGAACCAGTTCAGGCTTTGAACCGTCTCGCACAATCCAAGCCCACATCCTGCGTACGGTCCTTACTCCTGCGCGTCGGGGAGGCTTCATGGCTTCGGCTCCTCGGGCAGTACTATCTTGAACCTGAACCGCGCGAACACCTCGGGCCACACGATCTTCGCGGCCTCCAATAGTTCTGCGGCCGGGATGTCCTTATCGACTAGAAAGACGCTGTGAGAGCCTGGCCTTGTATCTACGCTGTTGTCGGTAAATCCGACAGAGGTCCAGCCGTCCTTCCGCAACACGCGGGCGACGCCGTTGTGTCCTTGTGGGCAATCATCGAGGCCCGTTCCCCACGGAGTCGATTCGTACCGGCGGAGATAGTCGGTCTTGTCACACAAGTAATGACCCGCCTCGTGCATGCAGCCGAAATAAAGGATGTTCATCCCTTCCCTCCGTCGCCTGCGGGCGGGGTGGCGCGGGCGGCGAGCATCCACTTCGGCCCGATCACGTAGCCCTCGGCGTTGGTCTTTGTCGCCCCCACGCAGTTCTCGGTAGCGGTCTTCACCTCCATGGCCATGCAGCCAGTGACGAGCAGCCTCAAGCGGTCGATGAACGAGAACTCGTGCATGATGTGCGTCACGATCACGTCGCCGTGGCCCTTCACCTTATCATCAGGCTCAGGCACGGAGACGTACTTGGCTGGGACAAGGCGGTGAGCGATTCGGGTCCGTAGTGATAGGTCATTGGGTGCTGAGAAGCTGCTCATTTGATGTGCTTCATCCAATCCTCGGCGGAATCGTTTCGGATCAGAAACTCTTTCATAGCGTTGATGCAGTCCTTGCGCTCGCCAGTCGCGGCGTAAGTTAGTCGCCCTGGTTCGCCACCAAAGGGGAACGTCAGCAAAATGAAGCCGTGATTGTCGGGCAGCTTCGACTTTAGAACGTCGCACATGTCGCGGATGTATTGTTTGTCGTTGCTCATAATTCAATCGGCTGCACGCCGTGTGCGCGGAGTACCGCGAGGCATACTGCTTTGGCGAAGGATTGTTCTTCGCTAATAAAACTCCTTTTCGGAGTCCAAATATGAACCTGCCAATATGGCCTTTGGATCGCGTCTTCCGTTCTGTGAATTTCTATCTTACCGGCTTCCTTCTCCAGCAGCGCCAAAACGGCGGCGGGGTCGGAGAGGTAGCGAGGCGGCCACAACGAGCGAGGGCAGCAGTTGGAATGACCACACGATGCGTCGATACGGATCATGCTGTCAGCCATGAGCGGCTTCCAGTTGTCGCAAGGGACGCACCCCGCCACATGCTGCGCACACAGCACTTCGAGTTGGGCGTCGGTGGTCATGGCTTCCATACGTATCCTGCGCTTTTGATCGTTCCGTTTTTAATAAGCCTCTTTACCATAGCAACGATGGCCTTGGCCGCTTTAGGTGAAGGATTTCCGGTAATTGTTATCTCTGGTTGCGCCGCCAAATGACAGGATGGTTCCGGCGTGAGAGCACCCGGATGCATGAGAAGTTCGACATAATCTTTCGCCTCCTTGAGGTCGCAACCGGCCATGCGCCGAACTTCTTTAATGGCTGTAATCGGGTGACCGGTTCGGATCATCGCCGTTATACCCTTCAAATCCTTGTCGCTCAGTTTTATTGTGGTCATAGATTCCCCCACTGTTCAGCCATTGCTGCGGCTATTCCAGGAAGCGTGCGGCTGCGTTCTTTCCAGCGGTCTGGCCCTGGGCTGGCGTAGTGGACGCGGTTCTGGTCGCCCTTGCTTAGCTCCTGCATCTGGGCAAAGACGACGTTGCTGGGCTTCAACCGTGGAAGTCGAAGGGTGTAAAGCGTGGTAGCCTTCTTCTCGGGGTGTCCGTGCTCCCATGGCTGTATGCGGTAGGCACGCCCTCCCATCGGGCAGCTAGGGGCCATATCGCATATCAGAGTCTGCGCGTGGCCGTGCATTACCGGATTCTCAAAGCATCGCCGTGAGCCGCAAGCGTTCCACAGGTCGGCAAAGAATTTGCAGCCCTCTCTCATGTTATCCCACCTCTCGTTGTTTCGAGAGCCATCCTTGTTGTATAGCCAACGCACCCCGCTATTTGCCAGAAATGTGCATGGGGGATGGGCGATTACCAAGTCCCAAGGCCGGTCCTGCATGCCGTCTTTGACCACCTTTATGGCATCATCGTGTATGTGGTACGGCGTATCATCCTCGCTGGGCAACAGGTCGCAGCTCCAGGCGTTGTGTCCCTTTGCGCGAAATGCTCGCCGCACAGCACCGGAAAACTCACATGCAACCAGGACGTTCATGCGCCCTTCCCCGCGTTTTTGGCGGCGTCGATGGCGGCGCGGAGGGTTTCCGCGTACGCAATGGCCTCGGATCGCTCAAAGGCGGGCTCTGAGATATCCTCATACCAGTCGAAATCGACAGTGCGCGGGTGCCCTGGCCTCTGCTCATATTTATGGCACTCTGGGTGCATGTGCATCGTCCAAAATCCCTCGCCCTCCTGAACACCCGTGCGCTTGTCGTAGAGGTCGCCTACCTTGATGGGCTCCCCGCACAACTCGCAGCGGTGTGGCTTGCGAGCCTTAACACCTTCCCGACCGCCTATGTAGCCGCTCATGCCTTGCTCCCTCCAGTCCCGGCGGAGCGTGCGGCGTCGTCGAATTTCTTCTCCAGGGATTCGATCACCTCCCATTGCTCATCTTCCAGACAGCCATCCAAGTATCCATCATGGCAATTCACGGACTCGATGATATCCAAGAGGCGTTTAATGTCCGACTTGCGCGCCTCGGACTCGCGCACCAAGTCCTCCAGCCAGTGGATGAACTCGCCGTCCATCGCGTCGGGGTGCGATTTGAGCCAGATTTCCTTTGCGGCCCGCGTCTCGCTCGAAAGGGCGGCGAGCTGGGCTTCACAATCTGCATATACGTGAGCCCTGAGTGCCGCGTTCTCTTTCAAGAGGGCTACGGCGGCATTGTAATTCTTTATACAGTCAGCAGAGGTTTCGTCCGACACTTTCCTTGCCAGCTCTGTTTCTTCGAGTGCTTCGCCGAGTTTGGCTGTCAGATCTAGGTTTCTCGCCTCGAACGCTGCTCGGCTCGAATCGGCATCAATAGCGTCCGCCTTCGCCCACTCTGCATCTGCCCGCGCCGCTGCGAGGTCGGCTCTTAGTGCCGTTATCAGGTCAATTCCAGCCTTCGCTGCATAGGCGCACTCAAATTCCTGCTTGTCGATCATTCGGGTGCGGATAGACGCCAAGTTCTCCAAGACTGTTGAGGCCACAAAATCCTTGGAGACTAAGTGGTGTTCGTGTTCCGGCTGTAGGCTCATCCGGCGTCCCTTCCTTCGGGCGAGAGGGCTTTGCGACGCTCCAACAATTTACTCCGAATATCGTCTATCGAATCCCGTTTAAAGTCTATGAACGGGCACATCGAAGAGTCCTGCAACTCGCCGTCATCGTGATAGAGAGTCTTGCCGCAGAGCGTGACGGCCCAAATAGCGCGGAGCCGCCAGTTCTCCGACTCCAGCGCGGCGTAGTTCTTCTGCAACTCGGCTATCTTCTCGTCGGCGTGCCCAAGGTTGGCATGGGCCGTGATGGTCTTCTCCCACTCGCTCCGCTTGACGACGACGCAATCCGAGAGGTCGGCGGGGACGAGGGAGAGGGCTTCTTTAAATACCGTCTCCTTTATCTCGTAATGAGCTTCGATATGCGCCCGCCGACCCTGTTGCTGCGCCTGAACACGGAGGCTCCTTGCCATCAACGAAGCATCCTTGATTGCCTCCTTGAGCCTCACGACCAGCGCCCTAAGCGATTCGCGGTCGGAGTCGGCCTTTAGCTTGTCGCTCATAAGCGCATCGACGTAGCCGCCGAATCCGCAGTCGGTTTTGACTAGGGCCTTGAGCTGTTCTTCTTGGCCTATGATCCTCGCCTCCAACGCCCCCACCGCCTGCGACACCGCTTCGCGGGTGTGGGCGGCCCTGTTTAGTGCGTCGCATATCGTCTGCGCCTGCGCCCTCACTGCCTCGGGGGCTGCGCTGGTGCCGTGCGGACCGCCAAGGGCCACTATGGCAACAGTATTACTTTGTGGGGCCTCATGGATCAGGCACTCTATCGCGTTCTTGCCGTAGCACTCATTGCCTTTGCGTTCCGTGAACATCCACGTACCGGCATCCGGCGTGTCCTCGTATTTGCTGGCAAGTTCCATCGTGACGGGCTCCTCGCCGCCGTGCACGCGCTCAAGGGCCTCCTCGCGGGTATATCTGCCCGCGTCGTCAATGTCGCTGGTGTAACCCCGATCCTCGGGCCTCCAGAAAAGGCCACGCTTAATGACGACATACGCCCTATCGGCGTCCGTCGCCGCTGGCGGGGGGGTGGGGGTGGTCATGCTTCAATCGCCTCCATTCGCTCTTTAGGTGCTTCTAGTGCCATAAATCCGCCAGCCTTTATGCGCTGGTAATAGCTCTGTTTCCCGTCCCATGCGTAGGGCAGGAATACCTGCATGAAGTCGGCCTGTTTCAGGGCGATCATCGAAAGCTGAACCTCAACCCAGTCCTGCGTCAGCTTCCAAGCGGCTCTCTCGGCCTGGTCTCTGAACTGGGAGCGCCTCAACCTTTTCTTGGAGGGATAGGCGGTTTCCTTGTCGCCGTTCTGAAGGTCACGAACCTTGTCCAGTCCCACGTAATCCAGCCAAAGGGCTTCGTGCGCTCCCTCCACGTTTGCTGGAAGGCGAACGGCCACAGGGCGCTTGTTCGCCTCAATCTGGATATGGAATGTCAGGGCGACAATCTCACCGCTTAGGCCGTAGTCCATGGACAGTTGGGCCACGCCAGCCTTGATTAGAAAGTTCTGGATGCGGTTGATGGTGATGCCGCTGGCAACGCCGGAGGTGTAGTTTTTGAGAATCATCGACGGGTCTTTTTAGTGCCGTGATTGATTGTGCGAGAAACTTGCAGCCCCGCCAGCATCTCCCGCAGGCTCTCGGCCTCCGCTAGGACGAGGCGGGCGGCGATGAGGAAGCGGCGGTGGGCGCGGGTCACGGCTTCCTGGCCGCCGCTGCCGGCTGCGCGATCCCGGACGCCTTGAAGTGGTCGCCGAGGATGTGGTTAAGCTGCTTCACCAGGCTGCGCCCGTTCACGTTCGCGGAAATGGCCAGCGCCTTTTGGTTTTCCCTGGTAAGGGCGATACGGTATTTGCTCATGTGGGGCAGTATTTGGCCAGCTTTTGGCTAGTGGCAATCGGATTCCGCGGGCTCCCCCAGGAGCTCCGCCATCGCCTTCTGGCAGCACGCCGGGCACAGCCCGTGCGTCACGGGGACGGCCGGCTCCCTCGCCGCGAACGCCTCGACCTCGGCGCGGCCGGGGCAGGCGCTGCACACGCGGATGAGGAGCGTCCCGTGGGAGAACTTGTAGCCGAGGAAGGCGGCAGCCATGGGGCTCATGGGCGGTCCTCATCCGTGTGGATCTTCGTCTCGGGGTCCGCCGCCATCAGCATCGCCGCAGCGTGCTCAATGAAGGATGCCATCGCCACCCGGTCGCGGCAGCGGACGGCGACGGTCATGGCCTCGTAGCCGCCTTTGGCGGGCGTCGCCACGCAGACGACCGCGAAGGCCCCGGCGGGAAGCTGCGCTTCCACGGCGTCGCCCAGACGCGCCATGAGGGATTCCGTGTCGGGCCTGCTCATGTCAGAACCCCCACGCCATCGCCGCGCCGATAAGGGCGCCGCAGAGGCAGCAGATTGCCAGGTCAATGAGGCGGTTTTTCATGGGATTACCCGCTCCCCCTCCCGCTCCTGCTCCTGCTCCCGCTCCAGCTCCCGCTCCCGCTCCCGCTCCAGCTCCAGCTCCCGCTCCAGCTCTTGCTCCTGCTCCCGCTCCCGCTCCAGCTCTTGCTCGTGCTCCCGCTCCCGCTCCTGCTCCAGCTCTTGCTCTTGCTCCTGCTCCCGCTCCCGCTCCAGCTCTTGCTCCAAAGCCAGCCAGTTGCCAGAACTGTTGCATTCGTTCCCATGGCGTTCACTTCTGGGATACCGGCAGTTTGAAGCCGATCTTGAGCGCGTCCACGAGTGATGCGCGGTTGACGATCACCTCGGCGTCAGCCGGAAACGGCTCGACCTCCTTGAATGATCCGGTGGCGACGGCGTCGGCGAAGCGGCCATCGTCGGGAATCCAGGCGGCCTTCTTGAGCACAAGCTCCGTCGGGTGAACCGCCACCAGCTTGCCCGTGAAATGGTGGGTAACCGTGCGGATAAAGTAGTTCTCACCAACCTCGAATGGGTGGGAGGACTGCGAGCCGCACGCCGTTGTCTTTCCGAACAGAGCCGCGATTTCTCGCGCCTCGCCTTTCGTTAGTTTTGATATGTCCATAAAGAATGTGCCTTCATCCCGTCAGTGAGTCGGGAAGCGTGACGTCCAGAAGCCTGCGAATTTCGCGCATGTTCTCGCGGTTGCGCTGGCGCTCGAAGGTGCGGGCCTCGGTCTCGTCGGCCTCCGGACAGTCCCGCCGCCATAGCTGCCACTCCACGCTCACATCGGCGTAGCGGATGGCCCCCGATGCCACGCCGAGGAGCGCGCCCTTGAGCGGCATGTTGAGCGCCACGTGCCCGTGGATCGCCTTGTGGTACGTCCAGACGTAGCCGCCGACCGTGATGTGGCGCAGGTACTCTCCGAACGAGCCGAAGCGACGGCCTTGGATGTATTTGCAGGGGGATTTCACGGTGTGTTCCCCTTCCTTTGCATCCACCTCCAACGCGCCGTCGCGCGCTCCATCTGGGCGAGCAGGCTGTCCGAGGTCGCAAGCTGGCGGGGAGGCAGGCGAAGGGCCAGGGCGGTGAGCGATTCGCGCTCGGCGCGGTTCCTGGCGGCGATGCGGGCGTGTGCGGCGCTCATGGCGTGCCTCCCGTGGCCTTGGCGATGGCGGCGCGGGCCTTCTGAAATCGCGTTGCAAAGTCGTTATCAAAGCAGGTTGTGCGGATCAGCGCGTTAAGCTCAGGCGTGCGATTCATGGACTCCATCATTGTGCGAATCGCCTTGAGCGACTCCAGCAACTCAGGCGCGGCGGCTATAAGGCGGGCGTTGGCGTCTCGCTCGGATACGGGAATAAATGTCCCGCCCAACACTTCAGCGACGTTCAATTCACGAGTGCCAACTCCTATTCCTTCGTGCTTATCGCTTTGAGTGAAGGTCCCGTTCATAATCCATGGCCCCGGCGTGTTCGCGTTCGGGGCGGGCGTTTGGTTTGAAGGGTGCATGTTAGTAATCTCCAAAATGCGACACGCAGCTTTCGCCCTTGTCGTCACAGTATTGATCCGCGAGGGCACGCATCTGCTCACTGGCCCACCGGTGATTCTTTGAGCCGTAAGGGTTGCGCGACTGCATACGCTGCAAATCCTTCACGCGCTCCAAGGCGAAGAACTCGGACATGCCGATTGGGGTGCGGACGGGAACGCCGATAATGGCGACACCCTCCCCGCGTTCAATCGCTCCGGTAACATGGTGGCGAAGGCGGCCCAAAAGAGCCTGCCCGGGCGTCTGATATTCTGTTTTCATTTAGTCGGAATCTATCGTTGGTTTGGTTCGTCTCCCGCGCCCGCTTGCCAGCGTTCCGAAGCGCGTTCCGACGAAGGAAGGGGTTAGGTCGTCTCGGCGACGGCGGCGAGTTGGTTGTCCATGCTGACCAAGAGGGCCAGCAATTGCGGATCAATGTCCGCGTTGGGCGTGCGCACATACTTCTGGATGTCAGCGACGCTGCTCACAATGCTTTCAAGTAGGGCGTATGCCCGGAGTTGTTCAGGATTCATTTTGTCAGGATGTTGTTTCGTTTCAACCGGGGCGGTTAGCAGTAGGCCGAGGAGCGTTCAGACATAGGCTCGCGGTAAGAGTGGTCGCCCTGCTTGGAACGGGCCAAAGCCTCATCGGCCATGTTTTCCAGTTCGCGCTGGGTGTAGCCATTCACCTTGCGTCCGGTTGCTGCGGCCTTTTCGGCCATACGGTTCAAGCTAGCGGCGTTCTTCGCAAAGAGCGCCTTGGCTGCGGGTGTGTACGTTTTCATTTAGTCGGAGTTGTCTGGGGCTGAATTGCCCTTCGACGGGGACAGCGAAAGGGAGAATGCGTTTCCGGTCAAGCCGGAAGGGAATAATTGTGCGTGTCCAATGGCAACACCTTGGGGCGCCGCGAAATAAAATTAAACGAGTTTTGCGCAGATGGGTGAGATTTGGTGAGTTTGCGGGACGGGTTGACTTGACCCGCGCAGCTTATTGAGATTGCACGTTCAACGGCTTCGCCGTTGCGCTTGACCAGCAAGGGGATACCTTTTTTATTCTTGGTCCGCGCGCAGGCTGGCGCGCATACCGATGCCCACCCTTGAACTTCTAGAGCCGGAGACCCGGACAACCAACGGCGCAATGACACTCACCGAGCTGCTTGAATCGCTGCCCGACGTGCGGCGCAAGATCGCGCAGGCGTGGATTGACGGGCTCGGCGCAACCAAATGGGCCTACGACCTTGAATCGAAGAAGAAGGTTGTGGAGCCTGACCACAAGCTGCGTGGAGAGAACGCCTCCAAGCTCGCCGCGTACCTCGAGGGCATGCCGGGTCAGACGCTGATCGTGAAGACGCCGCGCGGCTCGGGGTCGGGCGGCCGGCTGGTGGGCGACGACCAGGAGGCCGCGTTTGACGCAGCGATGGCGGCAAGCCCCGCGCTCAGGGAGGCCATGCGCAAGCGGCTGGAGCGGGCAGAGAGGGCGGCGGTGAAGTGAGACCTGAATTGAGACCGGCCCGCTTTCGCTTCGCAAGTCGT